AGACTTTACTCTGTCTTTATGTTATTATTATAACATTAAAAAAGCTATAAGTCAATACCTTATAGCTTTTTATTTTAAATATTTTTATTTAGCTTATTTACCAGTTGATCCAAATCCAGAGTCTCTAACTTTATCTTTTGTAAACTTTTTATCGTAAATATCATTACAAAATCCTACAGGTGAAAAAACTCCCTGTGCTATTTTATTGCCTTTCGTAACTTTATAATCTGAAACTAAAGATGTCAAAATCACACCAATCTCATTAGGGTAATAATCAGGATCAATAGTTCCAGGTGAATTAACTACTATAACTCCATTTTTAGCTAATCCAGATCTTGATCTTATTTGTAACTCATAACCTTCATCAATATATGCAGTTACTCCAGTCCCTATAGTTTTAATTTCGCCTTTACTAATTACAACATCTTCAGTAGAAACTAAATCATAACCTACCGATTTACTTGTTGATCTAACTGGCAAATCATCACTTATTTCTACTACGGTTTTCCAATCCATATTAGCAAATTGAGCTAACCTATCTATAGCAATAAACCCATTATTATTTTTTTTACCTTTACAACAATTACTCATTTTTATCTCCCTTAAAATATTAATTTTTATTTTTTGAAAGCAATACACTCAAAAATTCATAATCTGTTAATTTACCCACCCAATGATTTACTATAGTATTCCAATTATATTTAATGTATTTTATAATTTTGTTTAAATCTCTACTCCTTAATTTAAATTCGCCTACTTTATCAATATTTAATATATCCCAATTTTCATTAGTTTTAAATACCAATACACTCATATTAGTTTCATCTACTCTATCGGCTATATCTTGTTGAACTTTCACTCTTAAACAATTATAACATGTTATACCATGAAAACCATTACCAGTAAAATAAAGATTAACTGGTAAATTAGATTCCTTTCTATGTAAATTAGCCATTTCAAATAGTTCATCTTCAAGCAATTTCATTTTATTATTCACCTTTCTAAAATTGTAATTCTAAATAATTTGGCATAACTGTATTAAAAGGAACAAACTGTGAATCTTTATATAATCTTGAATTAGGATTACAACCTTTAGGATAACCTATATCTAAATCTTTATGATTAAGAAAACCACATTCATTATTCCATAAATATATTGCCTGTTCCCAATTTGTATTAAACTCTTTCACTGCCACTTCATTTTTAACTTTACTAAATGAACGAACGCTCAATATAATTTTGGTCTGACTACTCATAAATTCCATTATCATTTTTATTTCTTTATTATTCAATTTCCATAACTTTTTACCATCTTTTTTGTGATCATAAAAAATTGGACTAAAAAAATCTAACCTAATAACTTTATCTGCAGATGTATATCTTTTATGATTACCTACTTTAAAATAAGCATTATTTCTACTAGAATCAGGATGTACTACTACAATAAAATTATCTTTATCACTACTACCAATTGTAGCCATTTCACTTAAATCTTCTTCAATTAATTTCATTTTATTACTTCCTTTCTAAAGTAACTGAAGCATCTAGACTCGAACTAGGAACTCTGGATTCAAAGTCCAATATCTTAATCATTTAAACTATACTTCAATATAAACGGGATGTAAAGGAGTCGAACCCTTACTTTTGGTTTTGGAGACCAACGTTCTACCATTAAACTAACATCCCACTTTCAACTTACTTCATTAACTTTTTAAGTCTATCGCGTATTCCAGTTTCGCCATACTAGCTTTTACATCACATCTTATCTATTCATATTTAAATGTTACTTTATAATTTTTGTATCTCTCAATTAACTGAGTTTTCATTTCATCCAATGATATATAATTTCTAAGAGCTTCACTTAAAACATCTTTATAAATAGTTCTAACGCCATCAATATACATAACAACTTTTTTAACTTTACATTTCATTATAATTTACCAATCTAGTTTTATAGACTTTACTCTGTCTTTATGTTACTATTATAACATTAAAAAAGTTATAAGTCAATATCTTATAACTTTTTATTTTAAATCAATTATAAATCTTCTACCAAAGCATACTTGCAAAATTTTCAACACGATACATGTCAAGTTTTATTTCACCATTGTTCCTTCTTTTATAATACCAAATATTTTTTAATCCTGATGCTAACATAACTCTTTGACAGAATGGACATGGTGTATAAGATTTTACATATTCTGGCTTTTTAGTCTTTTTATTAATTTTTTCTAAGTTTAATGCAACTATAAACATTGTAGCATCTTTTACAACACTAGCTCCAACTTTAACAATAGCATCTACTTCAGGATGTAATGATCTACAAGTCATAGGCTTATCAAGATTTTTAGGATCTGTAACTTTAAAATGACAAATCCCACGCTCTTTACATGATTGACAACCTTCTGGTGCTACATTGCTTCCAGTCGATACTACAACACCATTTTTCACTATAACAACTCCATAAGCCTTTTTAAGGCATGTTGACTTTCCAGCAACTAACTCCGCTACACTGAAAAAATACTCTTTGTCTTTTAACTCCATTTTATTTCCCTTTCTTTACTTATAAACAATACTATTTTTACCTAACTTTATTTTACAATCTATTTGCTTTTTAAATATCTTATATTTTACAAAATTAAAATAATTAATAGATTTTTGTTTATCTTTAACACTACACATATATTTGCAATGATTACAGTTACTACAATCATTACAATAACTACAACTTATACAGTCATTACAATTTATACAATATTTACAATTTAAACACCCAAAACCACTTTTTACATTTACACACTCATAACAATGATAATAAGTTATACATCGTAAACAATAATTACAGTCATTACAGTCTTTACATTCGCCACAGTATTTACAATTTAAACAATCATCACAGTCACAACAATTTTCACATTTAATACAAGCAATACAAACCTCACAGCAATTACAATCTGAACAATCGTTACAACTCACACATTTAAAACAATTTATACAGTCAATACAGTCTCTACAATCAACTAATGTATCATTTAAATATTCAGCTTCTTCTTTGGTATACTTATCTTTAGAATATTTATTGTTATTAAAAAATATCCAATACTTGTCATTATCCATCTTTTTTATTATCTACCTTATAAAATCCACCTGTTTTAAAAGCTATCCCAATTCTTTCAGGTATTTCAACACGTTCCATAAAAATATTACAATCACTGCATACAACCTTAGACTTTTCAAAGTTACTTAAACGAATAACTAACTCTGTTATTTTATTGCACTGTTTACACTTAAATTCAAATATTGGCATTATTTTACCTCGAAATAATCATAATTGATATACTTATATGCTTTTCTATCAAAAGTTACTACGGCATCAATTAATTTACTATTAATCATTATATTTTTACAATAATTACAAGGCTCTGCAATAAAATTATCATATTTTTTAATTAATGGATTTCCATAAAGATAAAGAATTGAAATACTATCATTATTTAATATTTTATCTTTATCATTAGAACTTATTGCTAATAACGCATTTACCTCTGAATGAATTGATGTACAGTATTCATAAGATCCGCCAGCTTCATTATTCAAAATCTTATTACATTGTTTACTACATCTTCCGAAATTAAAACCATTTGCTATAATTCTTGAATCATATTTATTTGTTAATTTATTAAACTCAAATAAAGCTATAACTGATCCATATTTAACCTTTAAACAGTTTGAATTATTACTACAACTTTTAGCTTGTTGGTAATAAAAATCATTTGTTATTTTATATTCACTACTATTTATTATTTTATTAATATTATAAAGTTTGTTATTTATCATCTTTTAACATTAAGGATTCCAGCTCCTTATTAACTTCCTTATATGTAGCTAAAACATTTTCAACGTGTTTAACTAAATTATCTACACCATCCCAACCATCTTTTAATTTAGTGATATTTAAAGCTAAATTAAACACTTTTGCTAAATCTTTATTATTGAGATAATTACGATTAACTTCGTTGTTATCAAAATTTATTCCAGTTAATTCTTCAAATTTAATAATATTATTTATTCTACCTTGATTACCAAATCTACTAACTCTATCCTGCTCTCTACGTTCAATCTCACGTCTTATATCTTCATAATAATTCTTATGTATTTCATTACGCAATTCAGCTTCATTGTTTCTATAATGTTTATTTGCTGATCTTAATAAACTGAATATGAATGATTTTGTCATTTCTATAGGTGTTAGTTTTGTAGCACGTTTAACTTCTTTGACTTTTAAATTTTCATCAACTTCTAACAATCCCCAATTTAATGGAACATCTTCTTTATCCACTAAACCTTTTGGCGTAGCAAAGTAAAAATAATCACAAAACCTAGCAAACTTCTCAGCCTTTTCTGGATTTTTTATTTCAGATTTAAAGTCTGATTTAGATATTTTAACCTCAATACCTATTGTTAATAATCCTCTACTAGGGTACATACTAAATGCCATAACATCTAACCAACCTGAAACATTAGCTCCTGTTCCGTCTGAAACTTCAAAAAATGTTTCATATTCTGGAGTAGAGTATTTATTTAATAAAGCGTTCTTAATATCACTACTATTCATATTTTACCTACTTATTTATTTCTAAGCCTATCTGCTATATTATCAAATATCTTATTAGTCTGATTAATTATCGATTGATACTCACTATTTTCCACTGAACAAATTAATTTACTAGCTTTATGACTAGGAATTTTTATAATTACATTAAAATCTACATCAAAAGAATATTTATCAATAAATCTATTAATATGTGCATTAATTGTAGTATACAATAAATCAATATATTCACTAGGCTTACAAAACTCCAGCATATTTAAATTATTGGAATATTCTATATAAATTTCTGAAGAAATTTGTTGATCACAAATGATTTTAATATTATCATTATCTACGTCTATAGTATAATACTTATCTGAAATTTTTCGCAGTATAAATAATTTCTCATTATATAATTTAATATTATATAATTTTAAACTAAATGACTTATTACAATTTTCAACAATATCAAAATCACCAGTAATATTAATATCAATTGATTTCATATATTTCTCCTTAATAATATTTTCACAAAAATAAAAACAGTCAACTGTTAAATTGACTGTTTTTATTGGAGAGTAGAAAAATGTTAAAGCATATCAGAGAAAACACGGAGAAAAGAGAAAAATATTGAAATACAAAATTATAATATCATACTATAAATTACTTGTCAACACATTTCTTAGTATATTTTCTCTTTTCTTTTAATTCAAGTCTAACGTTCTCTTTACCAAAACCACTTCTACAGCCATCACAATCAAAACAATCTTTACAATCTAAACAACTTTTACAATACTGACAATCTGAACAGTTATTACAATTTCTACACTCTAAACAGTTTATTGAGTTTTTACACTCCTTACATATAAAACACTTATTACAATCACTACAGTTTATCAAATTAGCACTTCTGTAGCATTTATTGCAGTTAATACAATCATTACAATCTTCACAATTAATACAGTTCTTACAATTACTTAATGTTAAATATACTTTCTCGGCTAACCTTTGTTTATATCTATTTTTAGAATACTTAATTCCATTAGTAAAAATCCAATAATCATCATCCTGATCAATCAAATTCTTTTTAGATATTATTGGATCTTTACTTTTAATATCTTTCATATTTATAATCTTACCAATATATCAGAATATCTATCTAATAAATTTTCTACTACACCATTATGGTTATCAATATTATTCATTACATGAATAATAGCTTTAATGTATTCATCATCTGTTACACTAAGTAAACCATTTAAACGCTGTCTTATATTTTTAGCTTCAATTAACATTGGTAATACAAATTCAGGATAGCCTCCAAATGATAAATAATTTTTAAATTTATTAGTTAATCCTGAATAAATATAACTCTCTAGACTTATAATATCTTTACGTATTTTACTTATATCTCTAGGTTCAATAGTTTTTCTCATTATTTATCCCTTTTAGTTTTAAGACTTTACTCTGTCTTGTTTGATGTTATTATTATAACATCAAAATTCTTACTTGTCAATATGGTTTAAATAAGAATTTCTTATTTAATATTTCGCCATATATCACTTTTTAACTTTAATTATTTTATAATCTTTTACATTGTCATTAATAAAATAATCCTGATAACTTATAATATTTTCTTCATAATTTTTCATAGTTGGATAGTTTTCATATTTAAGTAGCTTAACGACTTTAGGAATACTGCTATACTTAATACTGAAATATAATTTAATGCCGTTAACCTTCAAAGTTCCAATTGGTAATAACCTAATAAAATTATTATAGTCATCCATAGGATTTTTTATATTTAATAAATTACCAACTAAATTATTTATATAATAAGATAATTTAGAATTAGGTTCAAATCGTAAATAATCAGTATACTTTATATCTAAAAATCTTTTAACTTCATAATATGTATCATTTTTAATACAATCACTCCGTGTAAGTGTTTTATTAATAGCTGACATAGCAATTTGATTTAATGCTGTCTTACTCTTAATAAACAATACATTATTAAAATCTTTTTTAATAAAATACTCATAATTACCTGGTTCTGAATACTTATTATAAAATAATATAAGATCAATATTAAAATCACCATATAAATAAGTTTCAATAATAACTGAAGTAATAATATCATTTATATCCAATTTTCGTTTATTAGCAAATTCAACTAAATCAACTAGCTTAACAGTTATAGGAGACCTGCTTAATTCGGATTTAACTATTTTAATATATTTACTTGTATGAACATTATCAGGTATATCATTTAGATTATTAGTTTTAAGAATTAAATAATCTAAATTTAAAATATTTAATTCCTTGTTAATATATTTATCTATATTTAAATTTAATGTAGTTACATAATCACTTACATATAAACAATTATAATATGACTCATTAACAATATCATCTGAAAAATTAATTACTGTATTACTATTTTTACTGGCTTTTCTTTTAGACTCTTGAATTCTTTCAAACCTTTTATTTTCAAACTCTACTAATTCTCTATAAATTCTCTGTTTGTTTTCAGTAACTTTTTTATCAATATAATTACAAACAAAACTTTCAAAATCATCTACTGTCGGAAAATATATTTCCTGAATGAGATCATAACAGTGTACTAACTTTCGAGAGTATAAATATTTAAACTTTAATTCTTTTAAGTAACGATTTTGACTTTGAAGTTCCATTTTAAAATCCTTTAAGTAGTTTTTAAAAGTTCTAATGATCTTTCGATTAATAACTGTTCTTTTAATTGATCATCTTCTAACTGTTTAACTCTATCTACTTGATCAATATCACACTGGTCAACGGCTGTTAACTGATTAAACATATTATCAATTAGCTGATCACTTAATCTATATTTTTTCATTGAAATATAACTTTTTAGTTTTTGACTTGTTAAGTCTTTAATAGATGATATACCTAATATAATTGATTCATCTTCAGTAATTGGATTTTGATTTTTATATTCTTCAGTTATAACAAGGTTATCTAATTCATCTAATTTACATCTTATTTCCTTTAATGAATTTAACCATATGTTTTCTTGTTCTTCATTAAATTTATGTTTTACAATATTATCCTGAACATGATTTCTATATCTACTACCTTCTTTAGTATATAAAAAATTGCTATCTTGAAAATTTATTTGAATTTCAGCTATTTCAGACTTACTTAATCTATTAAGTCCATTTTCAAATATATCTATTTCAGCATTAATGACATTATCTGATATATTTACAGATTCTTCAATTAAATTAATAACTTCTACATTTTTATCCATACAATCTCCTGAATTAATTATTTCTGATAAACTATCAGAATTGGTAGTCAAAGTATCTTTTGAAACATTATTATCTGAATAGTCTTTTAAGTTATTTAAACCTTGTAAAGCGATTATTTCACTTAAACTATATAACTTATATAAGCCATTATCATCTGAATAATTATTGCTTGGATCATCTAGATCGTTTAAATCATTTAAGCCATCTGAATCAAATAAGCTATTTGAGATATTTAAATCATTAACTTTAGAATCTTTAAAGTCTTTAGAACCTACTGAAGAATTTGTTATTTCTGATAAATTTTTATTGTCTTTTATTGGAGTATTATCCGTACAAAACATTTTATAAAATGTATTTATATTAGACTCATTAACATTAATTTTTGATATATCAATAGTTGTCTGTTTTAATTTGTTTAATTTAAAATTAAAATCTTTATTCTTTTTAACCTTCTCTGCCTTTATAGCATTATTATCTGAATACTCTTTATAATCCTTTGAATTAGTTATTACTGATTTACCATTAAGTCTACATTTAAAAATTCTATTTTCCCGTCTAATAGTATTAATCCAATAAGTATCTAATTTTTTTTTATTTGTAAAAATTGTGTTTTTAACTGAAATAAAATTATGTGCTTTTTTCTCTTTAATATAATTATTTTCAGGTGTATCAGTATTATATTTTAATTCATTTAATATTTTTAAATGATTATTATTGCAAAGTCTGCCTTTATTATTTTTAATCTTATAAGCAATATATTCCTGTTCTTTAACCTTTTTAACATTTTGATAATCGATATTATTAATGTTATATCCCATTATACATCTAAGTCTTTGTTTAATTGTATTGCCGTATTCATCTTTAAACTGAATAACATGCCTATTATCACTATATTTTTTAAATATTTTAGCATATTTACTATTTTTATAAGAATTAAATAATTCATTACCAATATAATAATCTAATATTTCCTTAAAATCTTTTAAAGAAATCTGATAAGACATTTTATCAATATCTTTAATATAATCTTTAAATTTTTTCCATAGATCTGATTTAGTTATGCCATAAATAACTTCATCCTTATTAAAGTTAACTAAGTGTTTACCTAATTCATTATGAATATACTCTGAAACATATTTAAATTCAGATTTAGCTATTAATAATGTTAAATATTCTGGAATTAAAGGTCTTACTTTGATTATATTATGATATTCGCTTTCTTCATTTAATAAAAATGTTTCATTTAAGAGATTATTATAACCAATACCTATTAAATCTTTAGCTTTAAACTTAAAGTCCTTTATATGATTATTTTTAAAGGGTTTAAAGCATATATTACTATTATCAAACTGATAAGAATTATCAATTATGCAATATTCACTAATATTATTTAATAATAATTTATTTAAATCAGTTCTAAATAATAATTTAGGATTATAATGATCTTCGCCTAAATTATTTAATACTGAATAATATTTATTATCTAAAATATCTTTATCAACTTTTAAAAATTTTGTAGATTTAACATTATACATAATTGATATTTCCTTATAAATATAAAAAACTTTCATCGTAAATTTTGTGACAAAATTTTCATTGCTTATTATCTTAAAGTAAGCCTTTAATATAAAAACCAATTAATAACGATAAAAGTCTTTTTTGTTAATTATATTTAATTATTTTAATACAGTTTTTATATTAAATTTCTAAATAAACGAAATTTTTGTCACAAAATTATTATATTTATTTTACCATTATTTACATAAAATGTCAATACTTTTTATAAATAATTTTCCAAATTGCCATTATATTTTATTTTATTAATTATATTAATAATAAATTCTTTTATTATTAATTTTTAAATAATATATAATATTTAATAACATATAAGATCTAATAAAATATAGTGTACTTTTTAAGATAAATCTTTTTAAATTTCTTCAGGAATTCTTTGGATTCAAAGGTTTAAGACATAAGAACCTTTTTGTCCATGTTAACAACGCCACATTACTATACTTAAAGGATTCTTCAGGATCTCAAAATTAAATCAATTTTTATATAATTATTCGTTTACAAAATTTTAATATGGACAAAAAGATATTGACCTATTTTTAGCTATATTTTGACTGCATTAAATTAATTATTCAGGTTTAAAATCACAGTATAGTATTTCGTCCATTTAATAAAAATATCAATAGGTTCTAAAACTTATGCAGATTATTTGCTCTTAAAATACCAAATATAATATTTTGTCCTTTTATTGATTTTAAATTTATTTTCAGAAAGTATTGACAGTTTATATTTTTGATGTTATAATAATAACATAAAGATTACAAAAAGACAGAGACAGTCTATAAAACTAGAAGGATAACAAAATGAACGTATATGAAATGCTTACAAATAAAATATTAGAACAATTGGATAATAACATAATACCTTGGCAAAAGTCTTGGGTTGGTAGAAAGAATACAGTTATTAATTATGTAACTAGAAAAGAATATAAAGGTATTAATCAGTTACTTCTTCCAATGGCTGGCGAGTATCTAACATTTAAACAATGTGCAAGTCTTGGCGGTAAAGTTAAAAAAGGTGAAAAAGCCAGTATGATCGTTTTCTTTAAATGGATTGAGAAGAAAAATGAGAAGGATGAAGTTACTAATAGTTATCCTGTATTAAATTGGTATAATGTATTTCACATTTCACAATGTGAAGGTATTGAGTCTAAAATGGAATCTATGGAAGTCAATGATAATGATCCTATTGAAGTAGCTGAAAACATTGTTAGTAACTATATCAGTAGAAGCAATGTTAAGCTAAACCTTAGTGAATTCAATGAAGCTAGTTACTCACCATCAACTGATACTGTTACTGTTCCTAAAATTGGACTATTCACTAGCAGTGAAGAACATTATTCAACAATGTTTCACGAACTTGGACATTCAACTGGTCATGAAAGCAGACTAAACAGACTTAAAAACAAAACAACTAGTAAATTAAGCGGTGATTATAGCTTTGAAGAATTAGTTGCTGAAATAACTGCAGTAAATCTTATAAATAAATCTGGAATTGACTCTGAAAAGGTTTTCAACAATTCAGTAGCTTACATTCAAGGTTGGAGTAAATTTATCAGAAGTAATACGAAAGCTATGATTCAAGCAAGCAGTCTTGCTGAAAAAGCTACTGATTGTATATTAGTATAGATGTATCATAGTTTCTGCTGTATCAATCAAAACGTATAGCAGAAACCATTTTAATACAGATAAGGTAAAAATATATTAAAAATTATAAAAGGAGTTTAAAAGTGAAATTTTTATTTGAAATGGCTAATTTGCATAAACAGTATTCTAATTTACCAGTTAATTTGTATTTTACTGGCAATGGCTATAGGAATATAAAAAATCATAATTGTTTAAGAGTTAAAGTTCAACAAGATAAAAGTAATAGTATGCACCCAGAAAATTTGAGTTCCATAATGTTTATGACTGGAGATAATTGGGATATATTAAATTATAGAAAAGTAGGTAAGTTTAAAATATCAAATTCAGATCTTAATACAATTATTGATTATATTAAAGACAATTGGGATATGATAGTAAAACATTGGATAGGAGAATTACCAGATAGAGACTTTTTAATTAATTTACCACCAGTTAAATAAAATAAAACTAAGGAGAAAAAAAATGGATTTAATGTATAATATTAAAACAAAATTTCCATCATACTTTCGAGATGATGAAGAAATTAAAATAGCATATGTAGCCTGCACAAGGGGTAAAAGTAATCTAATAATATTAAATTAAGGAGAATAAAATGGAGATACAAAGTTTATCAATAGCAGTTCCAGGTAAAAAGTGTGTAAATAATTGTAAGTTTTGTGTGTCAAAAATGCACAATAGTAATTATCCAGATTATATAAGTTGGGATGAGTTTAATGTTGAAAAATGCAGTAAGTCTGAACATGATTACATTGGCAAATTAGAATTTGTTAGAGATAATAATTGTCATATAGTAATGTTAACTGGCAGTATAGAACCTATGCAAAATACAAATTTTCTTAGAAGATTCGCATTTATGAATAACCAACTAAAAAATCCATTTAAATGGATTGAAATGCAATCCTCTGGATTATTTTTAAACGATCCACAAAAATTAGAATTTTTAAAAGATGAAGTAAAAGTAAAAACTATATCTCTATCAATATCGAGTCTTAATAATGATGTCAATAATGAAATTATTGGTTTTCCTGAAAATCATAGAATTGATATTGCGGATGTATGTAGTAAAATAAAAGATTTTGGTTTTAATTTACGATTAAGTATTAATTTGAATAAAGATTTTGAAACTCGTTATGGCTTTGATATAGATAATTTTATGGACGAATTACTTTATTTGAAACCTGATCAAATAACATTTAGAAAATTATATATTTCATCTAGTATTGAAACTCCAGAAAATACATGGATATATGAAAATTATTATTCAGATGAATACTATAATACTTTAGTTAGTTATATACAATCAGGAAAATTAATTGATATAATACCGTATGATAGATCTAAATATTCATTTCATGGTGTAGGTGTTATGATAAATGATAATTGTATGAATAAGCCTATTATTGAGGGTAACTATGAATATATGATTCTTAGAGAAAATTGTAAATTATACTCTAAATGGGATGATCCTGCATCATTAATATTTTAATTAAAATAAAAAGCTATAAGGTATTGACTTATAACTTTTTTAATGTTATAATAGTAACATAAAAATTAATAAGACAGAGTAAAGTCTTTAAAACTAAAAGAGAGTATTAAATGAAAAATCAAAAAGTAAATAAATATGGTAAAATGACAGAATTTAAATATGAGGGAATTTCCACTTTTAGGAAAAATGGACATTTATTTTACAAAATAAATGATGTAAAACAAAATATAAATTTAAAACAGTTATCTTCTAATTTATATGAATGTGAATATTAATATAGGAGAAAGTAAAATGAAAAAATATACTAGCATGTTAAATGTATATAATAAGGACTTAAAAGCATTAACTGAAAAGCATTATGGATTGCCTTGTGTATGTCTTAATAAAATACATGGCATGAATGTTCAAATAGAATTTATACCTAAGTCTGATTCTAATAAAACTAATGATTTTGATTTAGTTAATATATATGGACGTGAAGATTTAATAACAGCAGAAAATGATGAATATGGAATTTTTAAATTTATAACAACTTTAAATTTTACAAATAGTTTTATACCATATATTCATAATCTAATTGAGGTAATAAAAGAAAAAGAATTACTAAAAGATGAAGTTGTTGAAAGTCTAAGTATATTCGGAGAATTTTTTGGTGGAGTATATGATCATAAAAATGTTCCAAAATGTGAAACATGTCAAAAAATACAAAGAGGTGTTCATTATAGTCCTTGCAATAATATTATACTTTTTGATATTTATATTAAATCTAATAAAAGAAATTGTTATTTAGATTGGATAAATATAGAAAGGTTATTTAGTGAAGCCAATATAAATTATCCTGATATAATATTTAGCGGAACATTGCAAGAGTGTATAGACTTTGATCCAGTATTTTTAGATCCAACTTACAAAAAGTATAATTTACCTGCAATAAAAGATAATTATTCAGAAGGTATAGTTATTCGTCCAATTAAAGAATCTAATTTTGGATATAATTTTGGAGGAGATAGGCTAATATTAAAAAATAAATACAAAAAATTTGATGAAAGACAAAAACAACAAAATAGAGAAGCTAATCGAATAGCTAGAGAATTAGAAAGTCAAATACACTTAAAAGAATTTGATATAGCACTAGAGTATATTAATACTAACAGACTTGATAACTGCTTCTCACATTTAAATATAGTTAAAGATATTAAAAACTTTCCAGCACTAATGAAAGAATTTAATATTGATGTATTGAAAGATTTTAAACTTGATAATGATATATTACATTTAACTAAAGATGAAAATAAATTATTGAATAAATTTATAAACAAAAAAGCAAGTGAATTAGTAAGACAATATCTAATGGAAGTTGAGGTTTAAGTAAATTATGAAAATGATTAAATATTTATTAATATTTATATTTTGTATTTTAGTCACAGGTTGTAATAACAATATTGATGTTACACATTATGGTTATCTTGATTTACAGTATATAGATAAGTCTGTTAAAGTTATTAATATACAATATAGTTCTGAAAGCTATTATTATGTTTTTTATACAAAAGATAATGAACCTAACAAAATATTTATAGCACATATGAGAAAAGTTGATATAAATTCTAAGTTAATTGAATCTACTAAAAAGATATTCCAATTGAAGTAGAAAAATACGAAGAAAATAAAGGAGATTAAAATGAATAATACGATAAAAGAATTAGAAAATAAAATTAAATTATACTCGGATCAATATTATCAAGGTGAGTCGGAAATATCTGATATAGAATTTGATAATTTAATTGATCAGTTAAGAGAATTAGATCCTAATAATGGGATTTTAAGTAAAACTGGATGGGGGTATAATCCTGTTGAGTATGGCAAACCTGTGCCACATCTATTTAAATTACAAGGCTTAGATAAAGTAAAATGTGAAAAAAGTACTATTATTAATTATGATTATGTTACACCTAAATATGATGGTGCAAGTGTTGAAGTTATATATAAAAATAATAAATTTTATCAAGCCATATCAAGAGGTAATGGAACTGAAGGGTTTGATGTTACAAACAAGTTAAAGTATATAGTACCTAATAATTTATATATAGATGATACTACCAATAATAAATCCCCTGTGGATGAAATTTTTAGATATACAAGTAATGAAATGATTTCTATATCTGGAGAATTTATAATGGATAAAATTATAAAAAATAAAGAGCAGTATTGTAAAGCTCCTTCGGCTAGAAATCTAGCTACTGGATTTTTAAATCGAAAAAAATTCAATAAAGATGAATGTAAAGATTATAGTTTTATTCCTTATAGACTAAATGGTATCGTAGTAAATTCAGATGATGAATTAAATTATGAACATTTTGAATCTCTCTGTTATAATCATTATAAATCTGAAATAATTGAGTATCTACATAATCACTTTGTTGATAATGGTGAAGATTGTTATGATTATTTTCCTACGATTGAAAAAGAATATATTTCCGATTTTGAAGGATTTTTTCAGAGTACTAACGTAGAAGAATATTTTGAATGTGATGGAATTGTAGTTGGCACTGATAAGTTGGATTATAAAATTAAAGATAATAAAATTTACTTTAAGTATAATGATATAGCATTAAAAGTTACAAAAGATACTGCTGAAGTAGAAGTTGATAAAATTACATGGCAACTATCACGAACTGGATTATTAGTACCAGTTGTTGAGATAAAAAATCCTGTATTTTTACAAGGTGCAACCATTTCAAGAGTAACGGCTTTTAATGCTAAATATGTTAAGGATAATAGAATTGATAAAGGTGCTATTTTAAAAATTAGCAGAAGCGGTGATGTTATACCGACAATACTTGAAGTAATTAAACCATGTGATACATTTGAAACTAATTTAGCATGTCCAGTATGTAATCAAAAAGCTGAATGGCATAGTGTTAATTTAGTTTGTAAAAATGAAAATTGTAAAAACAAAAGTTATAGTGATATATATAGATGGATTGAATTGATCGGTGCTGAAAAAGGTGCTTCTGAAAACATTATAAATGCTATCATAGAATATGGTAAATTAACCTGTATAAGTGATATTTATAATATTATGGAATACAATTATAATTGGGATAAATTATTAAAAGACGTTCCATGTTTTGGAAAGTCATCGATTGAATTAACTAAAAAAGTATGGTCAAATTTATTTAGAGAAATAGAAGTTCATGAATTTTTATCAGCTTTAAATATCGCAGGTATAGGTTTAAAAACTGCAGAAGTTTTAGCTAAAGAGTGTGATATTTATAATAAGGTTAAAGATGTTTTTGGAAAGGCTAAATTAGATGATATAACAAATGCAAATGGTATTGGTGAGTCTGTAAAGTCGATATTAATTAAAAATCATAATTATATCAGAAGTGTATTTATGGTTTGTAAAGTTATCGATATTAAAAAGAAAGAAGAAAGTAAGGATTTAATAAAAGTAACATTAACAGGTAAATTAGAAAACTATGGTAGAAATGAACTTTTAGAAAAGTTTAAAGATAAAATAATTGAAACAAGTATTAATGAATGTGATTATTTAGTTACTAATACTCCTGATAGCGGAAGTAGTAAAAATGTAAAAGCTCAAAAGTTAGGCAAACAAATAATAACTGAAAATAAGTTATTAGAAATGTTAGGAGAGTAAAAAATATGTATATATGTAATGATATTATAGTAAGAAAGTTAAAAGAAGAATTGAGTATTAAAGGTTGTAAATATGGAATAGATAAAGATTTTACAACCAGTAGTTATGATTGTTATATAAATTTACAACTACATAACGGAGAAATAGTAAAGATACAAGTTCCAGTTAATAGTGTTAAAACTAAATATCAACTTTATCATAATAATAAATGTGTAATTGAAAGTCACTATTATGATAAAATTATAGATTCACTGTTATTAATAAATTTTCATACTAGTAGCAGTTATTTAAATTCAGTTATTTAATATGATTAGACGTAAAAATGTAGATATTGAAATTATTACTACTGATCATGATGGTAATACTATAAGCATTGATAATTATGAAAATTATAATTTAAATTTTAAGTTAGTTCCAAATGGTGAAAATGATTGTACATTTGACTTTGATGAAATTGATATGGATTTTAAACTAGATACTGATTTATTAAATGAAATTGGTATTAAAGATTATATTCTTAATAAGTTATTAGAAATGGATATTACTAAGGATGTTGATGAATTATCTCAATTAGTTGAAATTATTTATAATAATTATATTAGAGGTTAAAATGAAAAAGTTTTTAAATAAAATATTTGATTTATTAAAACCTAGATCAATTGGTAGATATGTACCTGAAGGTTATATTGAAAGTCCTCCGCCTAATACACTTAAACCTTCTGAAGTTATTATAACTAGAACAGTATATACACCTAGAATAACAAATATTCCAAATGAAGACTTTAAAAATTTAGTAATAGGGGAGTTGAGTTGTATTAAAAGTATGTTAAATGATATTATTGAAAAGAGATTAATATGAGTATACCTGTATTATGGTTTGATTGTATATTTAGATTTAAATTAGATTATCACCCTGTTACTAAAAAACCTTTATTACAAGTGAGTCTCTACGATATATTACCAGATTCTAATTCTAAGTTTTTTAGTGTTGTAAATGGTCAACTAGTGTTTAAATCTAAACATTTAATGTATTTAAACATTGATTCATACCATGTAATTAATATAAATTTAAATAATATAGATTTTGAAACAGATAAGCATATAGCATATTCACCTAAAGTCGAAAGTAATGACCCTGAAGATATAGGTTGTGATGTTTTAGTATATAGAGTAAATATGCGTATCTATAATTTACGAGATAGTAAAGTTATCGGCGATTTTGAATTTGTATTTAGAATGGAAGATGTAATTAATCATTATGAATTTAAACAATATTTTGTAGAATTCGAGAAATGGAATAATAAAGGCAAGCCAAAAGAAGTAATTACTAATGAAGAAGATGAAATGGAATTAACTGATAAGGCTATTAAATATCTTGAAAACCTAGTTGCTAGAAGTAAAGAAATTAGATTTAAAACTTATAGAATTGAGGTTTTGGATGATAAACTATAACGGATATACAATAAACTGTGATTATAAAGATTGTGAACAAAAATATTCTATAGTAAGTTCTGATTGTAATGATTATGAGGATGTAGAAGAATTTATTGAAAACTATTTAGAATGGAAAGTTGATGGGTATAATACATATTGTCCTAAATGCAAAATACAAAAAGAAAAAGATGATTTTAATAGTTATTTAGATGAAAATTGATCGTATATGGGCAATGCCTAACAAAAATACATTTGATATTAAACCTATTTTAGAATTAATTCAATCTGAAATGGTTGATGGTTTATGGATAGATCCTTTTGCTAATAAAAACAGGTTAGCAAGCATTACAAATGATTTAAATACAGAATTCGATACAGACTATCATCTGGATGCTTTGAACTTTTTAAAACTACAAAATACAAGCTCTGTGAATGGTATATTATTTGATCCTCCATATTCTCCTAGACAGATAAGTGAGTGTTATAGAAATTTTGGATATAATATAACTAAACAAACTACTCAATCATCATTTTATTCTAATTTAAAATCTGAAATAGGTAGGATTATAAAACCAAATGGTAAAGTAATTTCTTTTGGTTGGAATAGCGGAGGAATTGGAATGAAATATGGTTTTGAAATAACTAGGATATTATTAGTTCCACACGGAGGTTGGCATAATGATACAATAGTTACTGTAGAAGTCAAAAAATAAAAATACCCTTACACTACAAAGGTATTTTTATTTTTTCAAAGGAGATCTATTTTATGCGTAAAACCAAATATTCCATGACTATTATAAAATAGTTTAAATAATATGTCAAGGATTAAATGAAAAAAGCAGAGAATAACATCTCTGCTTTTTATTAGCTCATACAATGTATGACCTGTGGCATTTTCTATTGCTAGAATTCTTATTTCAACGTTTAATGCGAATCGACTTACTTAAACTCCATAAGCGTAAATTTCCAATATGCCATATGGTATCTTCGTTAAGAAGTATAATTATTATACACCATAACAAAAGTCTTGTCAATAGCTAATTTAACCTTTTTTGAAAGATTTTATTAGTTTATATACATCTGCACCTAAACCAACTAATGCAATAAGGTCAAAGTTTTTATTTTCCCACATTTTCTTTACATTGCCGAAATGTTCAACAATTTTATCAACACCATTTAATCCAGTTACATCTATAGCTAATTTAACTTCATGATCAGCTACTTTTGACATATCAATATTATGAAACTTAACGTCCATTCTTTTACACATCCTTTTTAGTTATTTTAAATGTAAATCTATATAATCCCTTTAAGGGTAATTTTAGCTAGATAATTGTATCACTAAACTAAATCTACGTCAATATCCCAAATAAAAATTTCTATATCTTCATCTGGAGTATATTGTATTTCTTCGGAGTCCCAAGCAGGAATAATTTTTTGATTAAAAGTAATTCTAAATTTATACTCATAATAACGAGTAGCATAATGTCCCTCGTCACTGTTATCAGAATCAAATGTCATAATGACTTCATTAACATTATCTACTAATATATCTTGTATTATTTTATCAGCAATTTCTTTATAATCATTTTGTCCTATTAATCCAAAATTAATTCCTTCATAATTTATAACTCTATCAAACTGTTTTTCTAATTCAAATTGAAAATCAGACATTCCTTGTTCAGTATTAATAGCAAATATATCATTATTTTCTAATAATTTCATTGATTTAAATTCCTTTAAATAAAATAGCGGGAGTAGGAGTCGAACCTACGATCTACAGGTTATGAGCCTATCGAGTTAAGCCACTACTCTATCCCGCAATATAACTTAAATTATAATACCTCAATTAATTTATAAATAGCAACTTCTGTAGGTGAATCAGGAAATACAATATGGTAGTTTTTACCTTTACTTATTATTGAATCTTTAATAGATGTTATAGTCATTTTACCACTATGAGCATTTACTTTAAATTCAGAATTTCTATCATACTTAGAAATATCGACATCGGTAGTAGGATTACTAGGAACATTATTGCCAGTATCACTTGAAACCATTTTAGCATATGAATAATATCCTTCATTTTTATAAACTGATTTTACCTTATCTCTAATCCCAGCTAATTTATTATATAAAAATTTACCAGGACATGCTGTATTGTAATAATCTCGATGTCCTTTAATGTTAGCAAATTGAATTGTAGGATATAGGAGTTTTAAATAACATACTAATTCTACTAAAGAATCTAATTGAGCTTGAGTAGGTTCACCAATTTCAAAATTACCTGAAAGATGAATCCCTAATGTATCCGAATTAGCATCAGGTTCATGAGCTCCAACTGTCCAGTGAGGTCTACCTATCTCGACATTACCATTTTTACGAATAACATAATGATAACCTATGCCAGCCCATCCTTGATTTAAATGACCTTGATGTATAGTAGAAGCAGATTGATCATCATTAGTACCTGCACCTGTATGATGAATAACGATTCCTATAGGTGTAACATTCATAGGCGTTAAACTATTAAATTTTAAATTTAAATCAACTATTTTTATCATCGGTTTAATCTTTCTTTCATTATATTTTCTAACATTTTTGCAGTATTCATATAAGCATTTTGTAATACTTCATTGGATAATTTTAAATAATTATAATCAATTTTACCATCACCTCTAATTAATCCTGTAGCTATGCAGTCTGCTATTTGTTCTAATACATCGAGCAAATTTACATCTTCAGGTACTTTTCTTAGTAAATGATGTCTTTCTTCAGTAAAGTGTTTTTCATACCATTCACTATTATTTATATTACCACTATTTAATGCATCATAAAATTCATCAAAATAATCTTCTTTAGTATGATCATGTTTCTTTCCAATTTCTTTTAATTTATAACTAATATCAGATAGCAATGTAATTACATGACAAATATGTGAATTAGTATCATTTCTTAATTTTTCTTTATCCATATCTTCTATTAATTTCATTTCTACTTCCTAATTAGCAAATACATTAGAACTGCCTGAAATAATAGTTCCTCCATGTGGAGCAGTTGGATCTCCTACACGTCCTACAGATATGCCATTGGCAAAAACAGTTGAACTTCCTTGTGATATATAGTCATCTCCATATTCATGAGTTCCAAATCTATCTCCAACTCTACCAACAGCAATTCCATTGGCAAAGACATTAGAACTTCCTTGTAATAAAGAAGTTACTCCGTAATAATCTTGTTGATTGTCTCCAACTCTTACAACTTGTGGCATTTACAAATACATATCCTTTATTAATTTTTCAAATAAATTTTCTACATTAAATTGCGTTATAAACGTTTCTAATTCAGATTCCTTAATATAACACCTTTTTCTTTTAAAAATGCGTGTAATGGTTGAATTTGATATACAGAACTCAAATTCTAATTGGTTTTTATTAAAGTTAAATATTACAAATCTAAATAAAAATGAGTATTGAGAAAGTTTGTTTAAATTTTCAGTTTTTATTTTATAAGTATTACCTTTTATTCTATCATGTTTTATATTTTCATTCAATAGTTTTAATATTATTTCATTATAATTTTTAGTTTTAATCATTTAAAATCCCTTATAGTAGTTTCGACAATATTTATTTCATTATCCGTTAAATTATATTTATTATAAAGCATTTTATCATTCCATTTAATATCAAAATCTTCATATGGAACAAATTTGAAACAGCCTTTATTGATATTTATGGAATTTAAACACTGTTTTAATAAATATCTAGGTAATTTCAGTTTCATAAAATTACACATATTAATAGCTTTTTGTTCTATATCAAATGTATTTAACATTAAATAAGTATCTGTGCATACAACATCAGGTTTTAATATTAATGGTGTAGTAGTTACTTTATAACCACATTTTGGATCTATGTTAGTTTCACCATTACATGGAACACTTTTACTAATTATTACTTTATATTTATTAATTAAGTTATTGTTTTTTGTAATTATAAACTTATCAATATAGCTAATACCTTCACTTGTGAATAATGTTATAGAATTATTAAATTTTTCAATTTGACCTCTAAAATTTGATTGAAAATTAAAACAATTACGCCCAGATACAATAGAGTCTAAAGTATTTATTTTTGACTTTATTATTTTATTAATTATAGATATAGAATCATTGTTTCTGATTAAAATATCAAATTGATTTAATGATCTAATAGATGTATTTGTATTATTATAATTTATATTAGTTATTTCACAATTACCATTATGGTTTTTATTCCATAAAAAGTAGCATATACCACCAGCTATTCCAACATTATCGAATACAAATTTACTTGATTCAAAATCAATTAATTTCTCAATTCGAGTATCATTAATCATTTCACATCTGAATGTATCTAACCCTTTACCACCAGCATACCAACGATTAGGTATAATCATTATAATGTAATTAGGATCTAATTCCTTACTAGCTTGAATAAATTTATGATATAAAGGTTTACAACTATTTTTATGACCATTATCATTTTCTTGATATGGAGGATTAGTTATTATAATATCAAATTTCATTGTTTACCTCACTAACCCAATCCCACTCTAAAAATTTAATTGGTTCTCCGACACTTCCTAACATAGTTAAAAAATTACCACATATTATATTATAATCTAATATAGTATGAACATTTTTTATAATTATATCTCTAGGTTTAACATTAAATTTATTAGCTATATTTTTATAATTTTCAAACCAAATATCATACATTCTTTTTCGAGATTCTAATACATTATCATTTAAAATATCAATAGCATAAATACTTGAAATGGCTTGTAATGATTTTAATTCATAATCCTTTATATCACTATAAACTTCATTAATAAAAAGTAACTTTCTGGAAAGTATTTCAACCAGAAAGTTACCATTACCACATGCAGGTTCTAAAACTTTAGAATCAATTCTTTTTATTTCGTCATGGACTAAATCACACATAGCTTTAACTTCACGTTCATTAGTAAAAACTTCGCCAAACTTAGATACACGTTCTTTTGACTTTATTTGTTTTGACATATTATTACCTTTATATTAAATTTTAATATTACTATTATAACATAAAAACAATAACATGTCAATACTAAGTTAATAATTCAGCATCTAAAGTTTGTAATCTTACATTAAATATATATTCCCCTCCAGCAGGTGCAGAACTTCCAGTTATGTTTATATTTGCGGCATCTGGATATGTACTAGCAATACTTGCACTCCATGGTGAACTTACTCCACTAATACTTGCAATTGTCGGTGTTCTGTGCATAGTAATTAGATAGTTTAATAATACAGGTAATGTTCTACTAGCTGATACTGGAATATAAACTCTAAAACATTGATTAGAGCTATAACCTTGAAAAAATCTCTGTGATTTAATTACTTCATCATTATGATTAAAACTACACCAGCCTTCAAATTTATCTGTTTGTGTCAATTGAGCAAGTAATATAATAGAACTATTAGGAAATATAGTATGAAAAAATCCTGCACTATTAACTCCAAAATCAAATACTTCAGTTAATCCAGTCATTGGACTTGTATTATTATTTACTAATATATCATAAGCAGTTTTTGTTTTAGTAGCTGTTTTTATATTACTTAAAACAACTCCACCACTATAAGTAAATTCTATATATCTTACTGATAAAGTAAATTTTGTATTAGGAGGTAGAGCTGACATATAACGATCAAGATTAACTACTTCCTGTCTCATTTTTCTAGGATTAGAAGTAATATATGTATCAGGATTAGATGTATTATTGTTAGCTGAATTAGTAAATATCATTAATCCTGAATTACTAAATCCATTAGTAATTAAAGAATAATTCATGGCATGTCTATAATAATATGGTGAAGAAGATGATTCACGCCCTTTTTGATATTGCCATCTATCAGCACACATTGCCCAACCATTTACAGTTCCAGGAGTAGTTCTTCCTCTATTATAAATAGCAAAATTAGGATTATCTAAAAAATTACTGCCTTTAGTAGATGGAATATTTAATATATCATTTAGTTCATATGGTAAATCAATTAAAGTATTATTACTTCTATTACCAAGTATCACATTACCAGTTACTTCCAATACTTCAAAATCAAATATTGGAAAACCATTATTTTGATTATTAGAATCAATTATAAATGGATAGCCTAGAGTTTCAGTAAAAGATGGTAATTTCATACTATTTAAACTCATCATAGTCCATGAAGAACTTGTTAATGAATTTTCAGTTGCAGAAAAATTATTACTTAATGTGCCTGAATTACTTATACTATTAGTTTCTAGTATGCCATATCCTTTATTACCATTATAAATATTCCATATATAACCTACATTATAACAATTATTAATATCAACATTTATAGATGTATTACCTGTAGATCTACAAATTATTCCTGCAGATATTTGACCTTCAACGTTACCAGTATTATAACAATTTACAAAATTACCTGAAGATGTGCCTGTTTCAGTAACTGATATACCTGCGGATGCATCTGTATTAATATTACTGATATTAGTAATATTACCATGGTTAGCACAATTAGTAAAAGAATTTCTAACCCCTGAATTAGGTCTTGTTCCACAAAATCCACAAGCAGTTCCAGAATTAGCTTTTATAGTCAAATGTGTCGCACAATTAGTAAAAGTTTGACCAAAAGCACCATGGTTAAATCCCCAAGCTCCTTTAAGGCTTGAATGATTTTCATGTGATTCTATTAATCCTTTACCAAGAATCATATTTTTATAAACAGGATTAGACCCAGCCCATGTAAATGAAGCCCCCCAATCATGAATACCACCTTCAGGTTTTTTTATGGCAATACCTTTAATTATCTTATTATTACCATCAAACGTGTTACTTGTACCACCACCAAAAGGTTTCCAGCCTACGCCGTCATTATAACAAGGAGCTAAAGGGTTATCTTTCGTTATGTCCCAATCAGTATAATCATCATTTATACCTAAACCAATTGCACTAGTTAGATCTAAATGATTCATGATTTTTATACTACCTTGACCATAATAAATAGTAACATAATCAGCTAAATCTTTTGGAGTATAAATCAAATAAGGATTAGAATTTGATCCAGATCCAGACATACGAGATACCCATTCAGTATTATATTCAACATCAGGTAATGTAGAACTTGCCCATGATATTCCAATATCACCAATAGCTTTATCTGTTGTCCATAAACTTTTACCGTCACCAATAACTATTTTAGCTTTATTAATATCAGGAACTTGTGGAGATTCAAATGGAAATGATGGAAAACCATTATTATAACTATCATTTCTAACAAACTCATCGCCTTCTGAATTTAACATATCTACAAATACTTGACTTTGCATATCAGTTTCATTCATCATAAACCACCTTGCAGGGTTTATATTATCAGCAGTTGAGCTTTGTAAACTTGAAAAACTATTTGTAACTGTTATTCCAGCACTTGAAGTATCACCAATAACGCCTCTATGGAATGAATAATTACCAGATGTTCCATATCTTACTATACCAGCGTTATAACAATTAATTAAAGTTGTTGGATTATTAGAATTATTAACTTCACCAAACATTCCACCAAATCTATAATTGTTATTGTGAGTAACTGTTCCAGTATTATAACAATTTTCTACAATAATTGTTCCAACAGTAGATGGATAAAGTGATCCTGCAATTCCACCAACCCAACCACCTACACCAGTTACATTTCCATGATTAGCAATATTTTTAAATTTTCCTGATCCAAATGACACACAAATACCACCAACATAATTTGTTGTTGATACTATGTTTACGTGATTAGAAAAGTTTTCAAGAGTAGTTCCACCAGTAACTAAATATGCTAAACAACCGACTCTTTGTTGTGTTGATGTTATTAATCCTTTATCAAATATTAAGTCATGAACAATTCCAGTTAACCACCCACCAAAAAATCCTGCATAGTAATCAGTATTTTTCATTAAAATATTTTTAATTTTTTTATTATTACCATCAAGACTGCCAGCAAAACCAGTTGATATAGAATTACCAGATCCTACAGGTAGCCAACCTTTGCCTAAATTATATAATGGTGCTGATGGATTATCTAATGCTGTATTCCATGACATATAATCAGCATTAACTCCGAGTCCAATAGCTTCACCAAGATCAATATTGTTCATTAATTTATAATTAGCACCTAAATTATCTCTCATTTTATTTAAGTGATAAGGATGATAAATAAGATAAGGGTTAGATGCTGTCCCATTACCTTCAAAAGGTTCAACTATCCAATCTGATACAAATGTTTCAATTTCAGATTTTTCAGCCCAAATAGCATCACCAACAGGTAATTTTTCCCATTGATTTATTGAATTTTTATTCCAAAATTTATCATTATAAAATCTAATACCATGACTCCCATTTTCTGAAACAATCATAGATGTTACATGAGTTATAACATCCCAAGCTTTTAATTCAGTTTCCCAAATGTAATGACCATCTCCAATAATTAAATTAGCATTAGTAGGTAATGGTGTTACAAAAAATTCATTAGGTAGAAATGGAAAACCACCATTTCTAAATTGTGAATCATGTAAAAATGGAGACCCTAATAATGTTACAAATGCTTGACTTTGCATAGTAGCTTCATTTTGCATAGTCCAACGTTGAGGATTAGCAGTATCTGGAGTAGATGTTATGTCTAAAGCATGACAATTAACAAGTAGTATAGTACCATAAGAATAATCACCAAGTATACCTCTACCACCACTAGTACTATTTCTTACTTGGATTAATCCAGTATTATAACAACTTTCAACAGTAGTTACTCCTGAACTCAAATTTCCTTCTCCAATTATACCTGCTGATCTATATCCTGATCCTGAAGATACTATTCCCGTGTTATAACAGTTTCTAATAATGCAATTACCAGCGGATGTACTATAAACAGAACTCGTTATACCGCTTACCCAATTATTTCCAGATATATTTCCATGATTAGCACACCTAATAAGGTTTCCAGCTCCCACAGACATACAAATACCACCAACATAACTTCTATTAGATGCTGTGGCATCTACATTAACATTATTAGAACAATCTTGAATAGTCCCATTCAACGTTAATAAATTAACTATAACACCCATTCTATCATTGCCTGGAGTTATATACCCTTTATCAAATATAAGGTTTTTAATTGTTCCACTAACATTTTGACCAAAGAAGCCAAAATTAGTTATAGTAGGTTTTGCTAAAAACCCTTTTATCCTTTTACCATTGCCATCAAAAACGCCCTTGAATCCATCATTTACACCTGCACCAGCTATAGATTCCCAACCTTTACCTGCATTATAACAAGGAGCTAATGGATCATCATTAGCAGGAAGCCAACCACTATATGATGGACTTACACCTAAGCCAATAACTGAAGTTAAATCTATATTATTCATTAATTTATAATTAGCATTTAAATCATTTCTAGTTAAATCTAAATCATAAGGAGTATAAATAAGATAAGGATCTAACTGTGTTCCTGATCCTTCTCTCCTATTAACCCATTCAGTATTATAAACAATAGCAGGAGTTGGTGCTTCATTACCCCAAACAACTGATCCAGTTTCAAACGGTAAATTTTGCCAATAACCTTCATTACTTTTAGCTTGAAATAAAGATCCATTATGCCTAAAATTATGGATGCCTAATTCAGAAGTAATACTTGATCCTATATGGTTAACTAAGTCATTTGATTTAGTTACTTGACTCGAATTGTAATTTGCTATTTTTATATTAGAATCATCTATAAAAGCTATTGGAGCATAAGGTAAATTTCTTATTAAAGAGTATTCAAATGGAAACATAGGTGAAGTTTCAGTTAAACAGTATACTTTATCATCTAATATATCAAATATTTTATTAGTTGGTAAATCCAATATATTATCTAATACTGTTCCTTGCCATATACCACTACCAATATACTGTCTACTTGTTGAAAATGTATTAGTTATGACAGTTGAAGTAACTGCTCCAAGATAGCTTATTGAATAAAACATATTAAAAGTAGTTAAAGGTTCAACTATTCCATCATAATACGAATTATGAATAGTTAATACAGGTATAGCTGTTGATGAAGCTACACAATATAAACCGTAAGCATAATTACCTTTCATATATCCTATATTATAATTATTCTCTAATACAGGAGATTGAACATTAGTAAACCTAGCATATCCTATTATGCCTGATACTCTTGTTCTAGTATTATTTGATATTATTTTACCGTTAAAACTACAATTTCTAATCGCCATTTTTATTACCTCATTCAAATTTAATAGATAGAAGTCTCATCCGAGATAGTAATATTTTCATTAAGACTTATAATTCTATTTTCAGGAATTTCTATTGTTCCAACTAATTCGCTATTTTGAATTAATTGCATAGTATTACCAATTCTTGTTAATGTTATAATACCTTTATCAATTAAATAATTTAATTGATTTTGGTTTAATTGAGCTTGTGTAGGATTATTTAAACTTCTTGCTAATCTAAATGTAATTATATTAGATTGATAAATTATTCCAGAGTCATCTGATATAACTAATGAGCAGTGTAAATTTTGTGTTTTAGTTAAAGTCTTTGGAACTTTAAATTTAGTATCTAACCAACCTAATTCTACAGAGTCTAATGGGTGATCATTTGTTGCAAATTTTAAAGTATAATTGATACCTTCTTTATCTAATTCATCTACTTTAATTATTTCTAAAATAGTTATATTATTATCACCAATTTTACCAAGATTTTGAGAAGTCGGTATTATATTTAGATTACCACTTCTTTTACTTATTAAACATTCTAATTTTATTGTATTTTGAGTTATTAACGGTTCTGCCATTTTATTTCTCCGTTCTTTATTCTTTAATTAAACTTACTATGTAATCTTTATCGTAATCAAGATTAAATTCTTTAATAAACATGTTTACAAATTTTAGTGTAGCTTTTTTATCACCATAAACAATATTATAATATTCATCTACATTTAATTTTAATCTAGCACTAAATTCATATTTATTTAAACCAGCATGTAATTTTACAAATTCTAAATATCTTCCAATTTTTGAATAGAATCTTAGTTTTTCCAAATTTTTAGTCCCTTTATTAGTTTAGAATATTAACCATTCAATCTTCTTTTTTGATCCTTTTCACGCCTTATTTTTAAACTTTCTTCATGTTCTAATTTAAGTTTTTTACCAAGAAATTCCATTATAGGTTTATAATCTCGTAAAGTATTAGCTAAATCATTTATGACATTTTGTTGTTTATTAATAAGTGATTTTTGATCACCAACTAATTTATATATCTTTGTAGTATTGTAAAAAGCATAAGCACAAAATAATATTAATATTATTCCTGAAATTATTGTTAAAGTCATTTTAATTATACCCTTCTATATTTATTTTAGCAAACAATGCCATGGCAATTAATTCTGCTTTTGTCATTGTTTTTCTTAAATCATTATCATTATGATCTAATTCAAACAATAATGTGAAATTATTATTTTTAGGAAACTTATCTAAAATTTTATTTTTATAATCAACATAAATACTAACTTTTAAAATATTTAAATTGACTATATCATCTAATAATTTTGAAGTAACGCTCCAATTAGCTAATTCTAATACATCTAACTGGTTCATTTTAATTTCCTATTAAATAATTTCATATTATACCTACCGTTTTTTAAATTTAGTTTCAACCAAGTCAAATCTTTTATGTAAAGAACGAAGTGATTCATGAATAGATTTTTCTTCTTTTTCTAGATCATCTTGTCTAGTATGAATTCTTTCAATAGAGTGTTTATATTCTTTACGAAATTCTGAATTTTCTTTAGTAAGATCTCTCATTGCAGTATCTATACTACTAGCTTTAGTTACTTGTTCTTTTAAATCTTTTATTCGTTGAGTCCTATCTGAATCGTATTTCCAAGCTACTATAAGTAATAAAACTCCAAATGCACTTTCCATTAGAGTTTTATATCCATTAGAATCTTTCATATGTGCCACGTTTAAATCAGCAGTATTAGCATAAATTTTACCAAAAGCGACTAGCAAAAAAAAGCACAAAAAGAACACCCAATAATATTTTTTGTAATGTATAATCTTTTTCAGTATCATCTTGTAAATCTTTTTTTACCCCCTCTAAATCCCCTGACTTTTTATCCCTTAATTTACTAAACTTACATTCATTTGTTAATTCCATACAACACCATCCCTTTATTAATTTGACCAATAGCCTATAACGCCACCACAGAAATTTTCATTACCTGTAGCAGAATTATGACCAACTATTGCACTTACTGATATATTTTCAATAGTTACATTCATTCCAATTGCATAGCCTACTAATGCTCCTATGTAATGTGTTCCACTGTAATATGTGAATATAATATTAGTATTATCTAAAAATAAGTTTTTAAGAGTTGCAGGCTGTTGTATTCTACCAAATATACCTGTTTCAGCAAGTGTATTAATTGGTGTAATTATAATTAATCCTTTAATTATTTTATAGTTAAAATCTACACTTCCAGTAAATGCTAATCCAGTTCCTGTTTTACCAATTGGAACAAAACCTTGACCTGAATTAAATAATGGAAATGATCCAATTAAGTTATTAAATGTAAAGTTACCATTTTCATCAATATTATTTAACTCAATACCCATTAAATCAGTAAAATCTAAATTATTCATTAATTTATAATAAGCTGTTAAATTATTTCTTATATTATTAAAGTCATAAGGAGTATAAATAAGATAAGGATCACTAGCTGTGCCAGATCCTTCTCTTTTATCTACCCACTCATTATTAAAATCAAATTCTTTAATTTCTAATGATCCACCGCCACCAGTTTGTATTTCAATCCATGTAGATCCATTGTAATATTGTAATTTATTTTGAAAGAATCTAATGCCGTGAATACCTGTTTCAGAATATATTTCACTATCAAAATGATTCATTAAATCAGCATTAGTTATTAATGGACTTGAATTATCTAATGTGATGGTATTACTTTGTGACGTAATAGATCCTATTTCAATAGCGTTACTCCAACCAACTAATGTTCTAGGTGTTGGATTAGCATAAAAAGTTAGTTCTATAACTAATCTTGAAGTAATTTGTTCTTCTAAATTGGGATCAACTATTTTAGATACTCCTGTATCTCTAAAAGCCGACTCTGTGCTTTCAATATTAAATGTATTATAAGAATTATTTCTTAATCCAAAATGATAAATAAGAGCATTATCCTCGGTAAATACAGTTGTTCTAAAATGAGCATAAATTTTTGTATTATAATTTGAATTATGAGTATTCAAATTAATTTTTAAAGTAATTGGATCTATTTCGTTTATATTATATCTTAAATCATTATCCAATATGAAATACTTTAAACCATATATATTTAAAACATCTGTAGCATTATCAACTGTAAAGCCATAAGTATCTATTTTAAATATAGATTCACTAGGATCAGTTATTGTTTTAAATAAAAACTTCGATATAGATTCAACTATATTTGTTTGCATTACATTCATATCTGATGAAGATAATGCTTTATTAAATTCATAGTTAATTCTATGAACATTAGTTTTTATTTTTGTATATTCGTTAAAAAAGTTTGACATATAAAAATTCCACTATTGAAAACTTATAAAAAGTAATACAACTTTTATGTTTCATTCCTTATTCATAGTATCCAATTTCATATTATTAAAATATTACTTTTGTTTGATATAACACTCCAAAGGCTTAAATTTCCGACTAGTGTATCGGTATAAATCAAATATTTTGTTATACTATTAATTGTTTTCCATACCTAGCTAAATTTAAACTTGCATTGTAATCTCTATCAAGTATATTACCACACTCACACTTAAATACTCTATTTTTAAGTTTTAAGTCCTTATTAATTATACCACAAATTGAGCATGTTTTACTTGATGGATAAAATCTATTTACTTCTATAAACTTTATATTATTCCAATTACTTTTATATTGAAATTGTTTATTAAATTCATAGAAACATTGGTTTTGAATTGCTTTAGCTAAATGTCTATTTTTCATCATACCACTAACATTAAGATCTTCTAATACAATAAATTTTGGTTTTCGATTTACTATTTCAGAAGATACATTGTGTAAATAGTTATGACGAATATTTGATAACCAATGAACTACTTTTAAAAGTTGTTTTTCACTTTTTACAATATTACTTGTTTTACAATAGTTTATCCCTTTCTTATTTTTTAAATACTTTTTTGATATATTACGCTGTAACCTACGTTTTTTCTTTTCAATCTTTTTAACAGTTTGAGATTTATTAATATTTTTATAAACATTACCATCTGAACATGTTGCTAAGTTTTTAATTCCAAAGTCTACTCCAATACCTTTATTAGTTGGTAAATCATTAGATTGTTCAAATTCAACTCCAACTGTTAAAAACCAATTTAATCCATTAAATATAACTCTAGGATTAGTATACTTATAACCAATAGGGACTCTATCTCTTTCAGCTAACTTAATCCAATTTTGTTTTTGTTTATTAGGTCTTTTACTGTTAGAAATTTTCTCTAGCTTAACATGAGTTGACGTAAATTCAATTTTTAAAATATCTACATAAAAACTAGGCTTACTTTTTCTTTTACTTTTATATTTCGGAAACTTAGCTTGCTTTTTAAAAAAATCTTTTATATGCCAAAACTGCATCTTTTATAGACTGTTTTGTAACATCATTACTAATATTATTTAACCATTTATATTTAAACTCTTTCTTTAATTGTGTAAATATTTTACGTAAATCAATATCACTTACAAATTTATTTTCAGTTTTATAAATATTTTGTTCATAATCAATAGTCCAATTATAAGCAAATCTAGCTGATCCTGCCATTTGAAACAATTTTGTATTTTGTTTATTATTAGGATTAAGCATAATTTTAATTGTTTTGATCATCACTATCATCTCAATAAGTAAAATATACTATAAAATAATTAAAACTACTAAACTTGCTTTAAAATTCCCTTTTTAAAAAATTTGTTCCCAATCAGAATTTCCAGGTTCAGATTCATTTATATCTTTTAATGACTTATAAATTTTATTATAATATATTACTATATCATCTTTATCATAAGCATCTAATTCACAAATTGGCTTTGTCCAAATATTGTATTCTTTTATAAAGCCTAATTTTCGATATATAGCAGAAACTTCATCAGGTTTTCTGTTATTATCTGATATATGATCTTGTATTACCTCATATAATTGTATCTCATTATATCCATTTAGTCCATATGAAATAATATTACCTATTTCATATTTTTTATTTAATTCATAAATAGGATATAAGTTAGCAAATTCAATCTTTTCAGAATCAGTTAAATCTTTAGATATTTTATTTAATAATATTTGAATTAAATTATAAAACTGAATTGTTATATAACCTTTTGATTGATTATTAAATAATTCATTTACTGTATTAGAATTAACATAAGATCTTTTTATTTCATATTCATATTTATTTTCAGATAATTTTATTTCTGAAGATATTTCTACTTCATATTTAATATTATCTATCATTGTTATTGGCGATATTAATTTATAATCAAATATATATTTCATTTTTGTTCCTTATGAAGTTGTATAATTCTCACAATCTACACCATTCCAAACACCTATTTGTAAAAAATATTCTGATGCAATTGCTGGTTGTATATTCGTTCTTCTTATCATATTAGGATTAAAACTATTTATTCCTGAAATTGTTATATTTACTGTTTCTAAAACAGAAAAACTACCAGTTGGCATAAATGCCATAACAGGGTATAAACCTATTTCATTTACAAAAGATGTTACATTTTGACCTTGTATTTTTAAACCTTGTAATATAGCTTGTGGTGTCTGATGAACATAAAATCTATAACATTTTAAAGCCTCTACACCTCTATTAGTTGGAATAAATCCTGTAAATTTATTACCCATTTCTAATTTAACTTGTGATATGACCATTCCAGTAAATGCTTTTATACTAAATTTACCATTCCGAATACACCAAAAATTTTTATTATTACTATTAGTCCAATCTAAACCATGACCACATTTATCTAGAATATCCCATACACTAAAAGATCCAGGACTCCATAAAGTAGCTTCATGAATTGTTGAAGTGAATGATTGAATATAATAAGAAGATTCTTCATTATCATCATATATTAAATCTGAATAATTAATGTCATAAGGATGATATTTTACTGTCATAGTTATTGGAGCATGTATACTAAATCTTGATTCAATATTTCTAACTGTAGTTTCATCCCATTGTCTTAATAGTATAGGGTGCTGTTGTAATTGTGTCATTGCAGATGGATTTTCAAGTATAGGAGTTCCTGTAGAAGTCGAAGTTTGAAATAGATGTAATCCCCTATCAAGAACACGTTGCCTCTTATAATAATTATTAGCAGGGTAAGGAGATATATTACCTCTAAATTCCATAGACTGCCACCTATCAGCTAAACATCTCATAGTAAGAGAAGTAACACCAGTTAATGTAGTCCCACGTTGAGCTATCCTAAAATCAGAGTTTTCTAACAAATTAGGATTACTTACAGTTGTAATTATATCACTTAGTTTATAATTACTCTCATAAATAGTTCCTTCATTTTTATTACCAACTATAATAGGTAAATTATCTATGTTTATTATAGTAAATTCAAAATTAAGAAAAGGAAAATTATTGTTAACTTCTTCATTGAATTTAAATATAGTAGGATTAAGTTGATTAACAAATTCCTGACTTTGCATATCAACCTCATTCAGCATAGTCCAACGTTGAGGATTATTAGTATCTGAAGTTGAGCTTCCTATGCTAGAGAAACAGTTAGTAATTGAAAAATTATTATTGTTATTAGAATTTACATAGTGAAATATACCTAAAGTAGGCGTGAGTACTGATCCATCTTGATTAATATCAATAGCTACTAATCCAACATTATAACAATTAACTATATTAACAGGAACTAATATAACATTTGCACTACTCATAATTCCAGATGGACGTGAACTAGCTGTAGTGTTATAACTAATAATATTTCCTGTATTATAACAATTTTCAATTAATTGGGGATTACCAGTTCCACTTACATTTGAATAAGTTATAATACCTGCAATAGATGTTGAGTTAGCTATTAAATTTCCATGATTAGAACAATTTAATATTGAACAATCTCCACTCGAAACTATACCTCCAATGCTACCTGTAGTAACTAAAGAGCCTATAAAATTAATATGATTAGAACAATTTTCAATTAAACTATTATAGTAAGCATATCTAGTAAATGACCCATAACCTAAATTTAATATTGTATTCCTACAGTCAACTAATCCTTTATCTAATATTAAATTTTTAATTACTCCACCTACACCTAAATCATTAAATAATACACTAAATGATGCAGAAGTTAAATTATATCGAGTTAATATATTTTTAATTTTCTTTCCATTGCCATCAAATACACCTTCAAATCTACCGTTCAATGAAAGCCCTTCCCAACCATTACCAGAATTATAAAGAGGAGCTGATGGGTTATCTAAACTTAAATTCCAATCTGTATAATCAATATTAGCTACCATACCAATAGCTGAACCTAGGTCAATATTATTAACTAATTTATAGTAAGCTGTTAAATTATTTTTAATTAAAGTTAAGTGATACGGATGAAAGATAAGATAAGGATCAGATTGAGTACCAGAGCCTGATATAGGTTCAACTATCCAATCAGATACAAATTCACCTTCAGGTAATATTTTATCTCCCCATCTAACATCATTAGTTATATCATCAAGATTAGCTATTACAGTTCCATTAACTACCAGTCTATTATCATTATTAACTGTAAGTCCATGGACATTATCACTAGAAGTCTTTGCTATATGGTTATCAACTTTTGTTTCTAAAGCAGTTAAATCAATATCTAAAGCATTGATTAAAGCATATAAGTTATTTATATCAGTTTGACCTAAACTAATATCAATCCAAGTTCCATTGTAATATTGTAATTTATTATTATAAAATCTAAAACCATGAATACCAGATTCGGAATTAACTAATTCATTTATATGACTAGTAACTGTATCAAAGTCAACTATAGGATTTTCTTGATTAAATATAAGAGTTCCAGGTGATTTTTCAATGACATTACCAATTAATTGTCCATTACTCCAATTATTACCTAAAACTTGTGGAGTAGCTGATGCACTTGCATAAAATGTTAATTCTATAACATTACGAGAAGTTACTTCTTCATTTAAATTAGAATCAATTATTTTAGTAGAGTCATAAGTTGGATTCGATTCTATATTAAATGTATTATATGAATTATTTCTTAATCCATTAATATAAACATTTCCAGACTGATAAGTAAAATAAACATCTCTATAATGACAATAAATATTCCAACCATTTACTGGAATAGAGGTTATTGACCCTAATGATATTTTTAATAAATTTGATAAAAATGATCTAAAACAATACATTGCATTATTGTTTATTAAAATAAACTTGAATTCAGGTATTTCTAAACTTACATTACTACCATTTAGAATTATTTGAGAATTAACAGATCTTGATCTAAAGTAATTAGTACCTTTATTATTAATTAAATATGTAGCTATATTATTATTAATAATAGATTGAGTAATATTTAGATCAGAGCTAGATACTGCCCTATTAAATTCATAGTTTATTCTATGAACATTCGTATTTATGTTAGTATAATCATTATATGCCATATTTTAATTCCTCGAATTTATTAATAAATTCTCATTATATATCTAGTTTCAAAACGTTGTCCTTTAATACTTATAGCTGAACTTGATGCTCCATTTATAGATCCTATATTTATACTTCCACCACTTATAGCAAAAATACTACCTGAAGCTAACTGTGCTCCAGTATTTCTCCCCATCCAGCCACCTGCGTTATTAGCTGAAGCATCTAACATATATGAAGATACTTGACCAGAATTCCAAGCTGGAGATACGCCGCTAGATGCAATATTAGATGAAAAATGAGTAAAATTAGAATATGTATTAGTAGGTAATACTGTTAAATTTGACAATGAAAGCCTACCAGCTATAGTATTTAAATTAGCTTGTGTTAAAATTACATTTGCAGATGTTGGTAAATTAGCGGCAGTGAGAGTTATATTATTACTAGTTCCAACTGATATAGGATTAGTAGCAATATTATCACTACCAGCTACATGCCTACCTACCATATTAACTAATGTAATATTTTGATTTACTCCAGCAATATTTACTGATATTGAAGTAGTTCTATCACAAACCCTGCAATCAAGTATAGGACAACCTATCACATCATGAACTGGAAGAAAACCATTATATCCTCCAGTAGATACATAAATCATAGTTACGGGAGTTGGTAACATTTTTTCATAATATGCTTTTTTATGTCTAACTACCCACCATACAGATCCATCATGAATTTGTTGACCAATACATACTCCAGTATAAACTGCGGCATCATTAAATACCATATCAACAACTGGAAGTAATCCATTATTAGTTGTTCCAGCTACAATACATTCTATTTCAGCCCATTTAGGTAAACCTAAATCATAAACAATGTCTCCAACTTTATAAGGAGTATTAGGACTTCTTAAATATCCAAAAATAGGATGCCATACATCTGAGGTATCTTGCCAATCTAATGAATTTTGATAAAATCTAAAATCATGACTTCCATTTTCTGAAACGATTGATTCTGCAATATGTGCATTTAATTTTGTATAAGTAGATACCCATTCAGTCCCATTGTGATACATTAAATCTAAATCAGTAGGATCAGTAGTATCTAACCAAAGTTTATGAACACCATTATTTTTAGGATTTAGAGGATCTTTATAATAAATAGATCTGTCAATATGAGTATCTTTAATATATCTTCCCATATTAGCAGTTAAGCCAGCTCTTGTATCATTATGTTCTAAATCATTAATTAAACGAGTTAAACCATTCGGATAATTATTATACTCAATTGAATATAATTCAGTATCAGCATTATAATTTATTATAGCTAACTCAAATGGTATAGTCCAACTTGGATTAAATAGAGGAGTTTCACCATCTGGAACTGTTACAAATGTTAACTCAATTACCATTCTTGTTGAAAGTAATTGTCCTAAATTAGGTTCTAATATATTGTTAGGAACAATTTGTTCAGTTAAGACTGGATTATTGATATTTGCTCTTAATCCATCTTTATAAACAAGGGTATCACCAGTTGGAGGAGTTAATTCTGGAAATTTTTCAACTCTACGATAATAACCATATAATCTTGAAGTATAACTAATTCCATTATTTTGTAATACAACTTTTAAGTTATCATTACTAAAAGTTCTAAATGCTAAATTTCCATTGTCATCGTTAATCAAATATCTAAACTTATCAACTGTTAAAACATCTTGTAATTCTTCAATTTGATTAATTGTAGGATTCCAAGCTGGATTAGGATCTCCATTAGGTAAAAATTCAGGAGTATATTCAGGATTAGGTATCATTGTAGGATTACTAGTCGGTTCATCTACATAACCAGGGTCTTGTGTTAAAGCAATCCATTCAGGATTTTCAATAAAAGGTTCTTCATAATCAGGATTCGGAATAAAATTTCCAGGATCTAAAGGATCTTCTATCATTGCTGGAATGTTTGGATCAAATAATGGATTATCTATTGTTGGAGGTATATAATTAGGATTATTAACATTTTCAGGTATTAATGTTATATTATTATATCCGTCTATATCAATACTATATTCTAATATACTCGCTTGAAATGTATTAACAGCAATATTAGTTGATACATAATCAGCTACATTATTATTTATAGTAGTTTGTATTTCATTAACATCAGAAGAAGCTACAGGAGTTCTAAACTGAAGTCTTGTTTGAGCTATATTGGTATCTGTTTTTCTTTCATAACTAGGCATAGTTACACCGCCTTTATAAGATCGTAATCAATAATACAACTAAATGATATAATTGCATTTATCGTAAATAAAATAGTTTCAGCTAATGGATCATTTGTAGCTGTTCTCAAAGGATAATTTACTGAAGCTATTGCTAATAAATTATAGTCCATACCATCTTCTGTTTCATAACCTAAGCCTATTTCTGTAATAGCAGGATATAGATCAGGATGTAAATTTGACAGTGAAACATCTGCTAATACTTCAGCAACTCCACCATTTATCTCAACAACACTAGCTGGTAATACTTGCTTATGTATTAAGTTAGTTAAGTGATTAGTATTACCAGATAAATCAGGAACTCCTGTTCCAATATAGATAAACATATCTGAAATACTTTCACCAATAGGATTAATTATAATTCTTGTAATTAAATCTAAACCCCAATTAGTAATAGTATTTAATGTAAACCTATCATCATCAACTACTTTATATCTTATGTCAACTGATTGTAAAGCATATGACTTATCAACCCTATTAGTTAATTCATCTCTTATAAATAATTTCTGAAAATAAATATCAGGTATTATTGCTACTTCTTCATCAACTGTATCTAATGTTGCTTTATAGGTGTGTGGCTTAATAGCATTTTGTAAAAATTTATAATTAGCAATAATTACTTTATCTGCCGTTACTCTAACTGATTCAGTATCTGATAATATTCTATCAATAGGATCTGTTTGGTGAAGTATCAACCTTCGCATTGTTCCTACAAAATCATAAATTAAAGGAGTCATACTAGATTCTGGAGTATCTGATAATGAATATGGTGAATCTAATAAACTTTCTTTTAAATATAAAATATCACAAAAATCTTGTTTACCAACTAATGTTCTCAATATTTTTGCTTTACCAAAATCTGTTAAATTTCCAGGTATATCATAATTATATGGCATATTTTAGTCCTTATTCGGAAGTATTCCTGAAATTTTCTGATAAAATATATTCAATTTAGCTTTATGATTCATTTCATCAGATATTATTTCTTTTATTTCAGGTATTAATTCATTAACTATATTTAAATCAAGCAATTCTAACTCACGCATAAAATCTGTATAGCCTTTTATAGCTTCATCTTCGTCCTGAATATTTAATTCAAGTAAATTCAAAATATCAAATTTATCATTTATAGAATTTTCATTATTTAAATCTTCAATCAGTTTCATTTTAATTTCCTTTCAAATGAAAAATTTCAATAGTAGAGACTATTGAAATTAATTTTAGGTAATTCATATCAATAATAGCTACAAAAAGCCATTACAGTTAAATTTTTATATATACATGTTTCATAATACTGGCGTTCATTGGAATAACTATCTTAGGGTGATTACCATAAGATAGTAATGTTCCAGTATTAGGAGCTATCGAGGCATTTACTCCAAATAATCCCCATTCTCTTATTGTTCCAGTAAATGCACCATTTCCTATAAGCCCTGTTACTCTTAAACAAGTTGTTGGAATAGCTGATAAAATTTCATAATCATCAGGATCAACAAATTGATAACCTGTATCATCCTGATTAATTAATATTCTATGAGATTCACTTAATAACTGTGTAGTATTAAGATCTGGCTCTGGAACTGTTCCATCATCCCAAGTAGCATCTCCAGAACCTATTGCTAAATACATTGGATTATTTGAATTCTGTTGAACTGCTTGTAGAAAGTGTTTACCGAAATTTACAGTATTTTGTGAGAAATACTCATCTGCCATTTAATATCTTGACCTCTCTTGTCTGACTCTTGAATGATTAAGCCATCTAAAGTTATTTTTACCATCCTCAATTTCTAATTTTTTCAAATTAGGATCATTACCATGAATAGGATTATCTGGCATAGTTTCATTTTCAGGAATTAATTGAACTATATAATTTATTGGATTAAAATTAATTGCTGATAATCTACCTATTAAAAATTTTTTGCCATGATCCTGATAATCATATTCTAAATCAACTTTTGTATACTTAACAGGTTGTATTTCAACTACTTTAGAATTTACACGTCTAGGACTACTCCAATCCTGTGGAATAAATCTAGGTATATAAGCTATTAATGGATAATTTTCATGATCTTGATATACCCAACCAAGTGAATTTAATAATTTCCTTTTAGGTGTTGAATCTAATGAAATCCAAACATCTATTACTTGATCAACGTTATACTTTATATCCTGTTCAAAACCTATTTCAGCATTTGATATAGATAATGGAAAAGTTAAATGAGCCATAAATCCAAAAGCTCTAAATGATTCAGCTTGTTGAATTGATAACTCTGTATTTTCAATTAATTTAGGATTAAGATTCATTATCTAATCAAAGTTTCCAATCTTATTGATTTACTTATAAAGTCTGAAGCTATTCTGAATGTGTTACCGTTGTAATTGACTGTTATCCAGAAAATAATAGTATATTGACTCGTATCAAAATTAGCAGTATTCCAACTAAATATTACTGTATGATTATCATTATCTAAAGATAATTGACCTGCATCAACTATTAATCCAGCAGTATCAGGAACAGTTGCCACTACAGATCCTAAAACATTTCTTATTCTAATCTCTGTATTAGCTAAATCAATATCAAAGTTATCAAAGTTTTCATCTGATGGAAAGACTTTGACAGCTATTGGAACACGTTCACCTTTTGTAACTACAGAATTACTAGCCATATCATCAACAACCTCTGTTTTAAATAATTTCTCTATAGGATTATTTATTATAGAATCAACATCTGTTTCAGTAGTAAATAATTTTTCATAATTTAATAAAACTATATTCATAAATTAACTAACTAATCTAATTCTTGTTAAAACAATCCAAGTAGATCCTATGGCTTTTGTTCCCATAGGTTCAACTTTACGGTTTAACATAATATAGGCAGGATTAGGAAGTAAAGTAACTGGATCAAAATAGTTAGCTATTCCCCATTCTCTCCAATCAAAATTACCTTGATCTTCTGTAAATGTTGATCTGAATAGTAATGAAACTCCTTCGATATTGCCAATTTCAGGTCTTATAATTCTAGGAAAATCATCATCCATTTTAACAAATTGTTGATTAACGCCCTGTAATTTAGATTGTAATGTATCAGTAAAATCAATAGCCATATCAGAATTACCAATACCAACCGCAGAGCTTTCATGATTAAAAGGTAATGTAGATGCTGATCCAATAAGTCTATTCCATATATGTTGTGTTCCATCATATGTTAATTGATTACCCTGAACAGTTAATACTTCATCAGGAATACCTTTTTTATATGATTCATTATTAAAAAACTTTTGAATTTCTAATTCAACTTTCCACTTAATTGTTTCAGTTTTGCTCATATTTTTAAACCTCTTAAATTTTTTCTATCTATAATTATAAACGACAAAAAGTATTTATATTGAAAAATTTTCAATTTAGTTTAGTTCAATTCTGTTACCAATCATATTAGCTTTACCAGCATCTACGCCAACAAATGAATTTCCTCCCATATGTCGCATACCTGCAATCGTTGGACTCTCAACATATGCAGAATCTCCACCTGTAAATACTGAATTATTCGTAGCAGATACTGTAGCATTTGTAGAAGCATTAATTGTAGTTTCTTTACCAGAATTACTATGAATAAATTCTTGTGCGTTCATAGTAATTGTTTTACCTTCAATTAATATATTTCTTTTACCTGATATAGTTATATCACCTATATCCCACAAACAAACAAAACTACCACCATAATAAAGTTTTAAAATTTTATCAACATCATCCCAAAAAACTGTAGCACCATTAGGAGATCTAAATATAACTCCTGATTCTGTATAATGATTTTGATTATCCTTCATCGTTTCAAGTTCTTTGGCAGGCGTAGTTATTTTACCAAATAATTTACCTTCACTAGCACCAATACCATAACTTCCGCCAATATACATGTATTTAGGTTCTGTATCATCTGACTCTTGAATTAAAACATTTACTACAGATCCAAGAGGAGGGATATTTAAATTACCAGCATTATATCCAGCATAAGAATGAACATTAGGCTGAAACCATGGTAATACATCAGTATCTAATGTAAAATCAGATCCATCTACTCCATGAAGTTCTGGAATACGTATTTTACATCTACCTATTTTAGAAGGATCTTGATTATCTTCAACAATACCTTCATACCAAGAGAGTTGTCCTTGTTTAGCCATTCATTCCACCTGCTTCACCGTTGTTTCCATGCCATGTTACATATCTTGTCATTCCACCAATAACTTCTTGAGCTGACCAAGCAATGTCAACTACTTCTTGACATTGAAATGTTACATTAGCAACCATAAACTGTTGAAAGTCAATAGGTCTATCATATGTAAAAGTAACTGAAGCATATCCTTTTAATTTAATACTGTCACCAATACAAATATAAACTCTAGGAGTAACTACGCCATGATCAGTATAAATAGGATAGTTTAATGCTTTTAATTTTAATAGTAGCTCATCAAACTCTTTAGCAATCTCTTTTACTTTTTTACGATAAGATTCTGCGAAAGCACCTGCTGGCGTTCTTAATACAGTTACTACACCATCAGTTGTTTGAGGAGTATTCTCCATAACGCCAGTATCTGGATTATATTGAGCTCCACCTAATCCAGGTTGGTTAGTATTAGCATTTTCTAAATTATTAACATCATATTCTGAAGTAGATACTTTAGATGGAATTAAACTACCTATAATATCTCTATGAAGTGTAAAACCAAAGTTTATAGAACGTGCTGACCCACCAGTATAAGTAGATCCAGGACTTGAACGTCCTGGTATACTTACATCTGAAAATATAGGAGTTGATGGACTCTCTGAAATAGGCTGATTAGGCATAACTCCATCAAGTGATATAACCCTTGATTCATCACTAGCAGGTAGAGCTAAGTTAACTATTGTTATTCGCATTTATAGCTCTCCTTTCAATGAATTATAAATTTGAAAGTAATAAATAATCAACTGACTGTTTTCTTATTTTTTCAATACATAGATTAGCTAAATCTTCATGATTGATTTTAGAGTCAAAATCAAGCTCATGTGACTTAGCAAATTTCTTTAAATTTCTAATATTTATTGATTCAGTTAAAAATTGTTTTAAATCTTCATCTGTTATTTCTTCAGTTTTAGTTTCCTCAATAGGATTTTTTGCTTCAACATCTTTGCCAGTTACATCTATATGATCTTTAAATTCAATATCTGTGTCTTTAGTATCATCAATTTTTATTTCTTCTTTAGGTTCTACTATTTCTAGAACTTCTACAGTTTCAGGTATTATTTCTTCTACTTCTTCAGGCTTTTCATCCTTAATAGGTTCATCATCAGTTCCTTCACTAAATAATTTAATACCAAATTCTTCAAATTGTTTATAATAATTAAAAGCATTTTCAGTAAGAGCATCTTTTTCAGGATTTAATGCTATAGGATTTTTTTTATCAATCCAAACTCTTGTCATATGACCAAGAATTGGAATATACATACCGCCTTGACCATAACCAGTATATTTAAGTGTATATTTCTTCATAAGTAACCGCCTTTTTAAATTATTTATTTTATGCATCAAAATTAATTTGAGATTCTATGTCTTTAATACTTCTTCTAGGTGAAGTTAATTCAGATTGATTAAGTCTAACATTATCATTTAAAAATTTATAAAGGATAATAAAACCCTGATCAGTTTCGTTAAATTGATCCAATGCCAATACTATTTGACTATAGAAATCACCTATTTTATTTTGTAGTTTATTTAGATCAGTAAATGCTGAATCTCCTGTTTTAAATTGGTATTTGTCATTAGTAGCTTTTAATGTTCCAACTTCAGTAAATACAGGATTTTTATTTAATCCAGTTCTACTATCAACACCAGAAGAACTATCTAAATCAAATTCTTGTATTTTAATAGTAACAGGTCTTTTCTTAGCTTTTTTCATGATGAAATCAATATCATCATAACTAAACTTTTTAGTAGTTATGAATTCATAATTTTTCTTAGAATTATCATCATCAACTACCAAATCAAATTCATTATCTTCATTTAATAACTTCATTGTATATCTCCTTCTAAAATTTTTTTTAAAATTCATATTCTGTCCAAGAATAACCTGCGGCATCTGTTACTAATGCCCCAGTATCTGTTATTGGCAAATCATATTCAAAGTCTAAATCATCATATACTATTTCAGAAGCTGATCTAGATCCAACTAGTGTTCTTGACTCTGATGAAGTATTTCTGTATTTAATACAATATGTTTTGTGATAAAATATATTATCATTTAATACTAAAAAATCATATCCTAAATCATGATAAAAAGACAGAACATCATCAACGTTTGCCGAATCTTCTAATTTTTGAATAATTATAGCTTTATCAGTAACACTAGCTTGATCTTCTAAAAAGTGATGTGCTTCTATAAATATTTCATCAACTATTTCAAAAGGTTCATCTTCCAAAGCTAATTTCTTAAAATTAAATAGTAATTGTAATCTACCTAATAACGGAAGTTCCGTTGCTCCAAGTTGTAAACCTTCAAAGTTAATTAATTCAGCAAATTCAATTGAAGGATCTGCTTTAATAATTAATGTAGTTACAAAATCTTTTGATATGTAACTTCCATAATCAATATTGCCAACGGCTAAATAACGCCTTACTGCTACTAAAACATTATTGTAAACATTTAATAAGTCCGATTGCCTTGTATATGTTGAATGAAGTCCTACAGTTAAATCAATTGGAACATATAATGGATTCATTAATATTAAAGTATTTTCTTCTTCATCAAGTCCATTGTATATTAAATGATCATATAAATTTTGTTTACTAAAATCATGGCAATAAAAACCTTCAGTAGGTGCTACAACCATTTTAGTTAAATAAGGTGTTTGAATATATAATCTTCTATCTAATCTATCTTTAGATTGAATATCATAAGCTCTTGCAATTGAAATACCTTTATAATAGTTAGCTAATGAAATATAGTCATCTGTAGTAATAGCATGATTATATGTTGTCCATAATTTAGTTAACTGTCTATAGATAGAATTTTCATTATACTTAGGTTCAGCAATTTGATAATCTGTAGTTATGTAATATTTAAAATTATCTTTTACATCAGACTCTTGTAAATATGGTATTTTATCAATAATCTGTATATCTGTAGAATCATGAACAAAGTTTTGAACGTTTTCAGATTCTATATATTTTACATATATTTCAGAATTAATTGCTATTTGTTCATTGATGTTTAATGGAAATACTAAATTAAAATCTCCGAACATATCAACTTCTACAGAATATAATTTTGTGCCTTTTGAATAATTAATATTATCAACTTGAGTATATAATTCACCGTCTATCTCAAGATAAACATAATCTAAAGCTACTCTATTAGAATTTAATCTTAATTTGTTATTATATATTAAACTTGAAGATAATACTTCTTCTTTTAATGTACCTTCAATTAATTCAATATTAACATATGAATTTGATGGTTCTAATATATAATCATCAAAAATAGTAAACCAAACACTATCTACTGTAAATCTAGTTCCTTGTGGAATAACTAAAGGTTCTTCAATTATATCACCTTTCCATTCAACTGTATAATTAACTACTGATGGCGATATAGGTTTAGGAAGTCTATTAAACAATTCCAATAAATGATACTTAGATCTTGTATCTAATTCAACATTCTGAATAAATTTATTATTGAGCCATTTATCAGAATAGTTATTACTAGAATTGGTTAACATAGCTATTAGATTTAATAAAATAACAGTTGGATCATCATCTTGATAAATGGTAAAACTAGGAATATATGATCTAGCTAATTCTAATAATTCGTTATGGAGTTCTTCAATTGATTTAGCCATTTATTCCCCTTCACCATTAAAGTAAAATTTTAATCCAGTTCTTCTTATTTTATCAAACAATAAATACTTTGCAAACTCTTTTGAAGTAATCCTAGTATTTATTATATCATAATACCCTATATCTATTTTAATTACTTCTGTATCATCTGCAAAGTCACCATTATACATATCAGCTTCAGATCTATCAATTATCCTACAAATATCTTTAATAGCTTGTATAGTTCCACGTCTTTTAAGTATGTAAGCATAATATTTAACTAATAGTCTTAATTTATCAATATTATAATCTAATGGATAATTAATATTATAAAGTGTCGCTAACTTATAAATGACATCATTAGAGCATTGATTAAAGTCATATGCTGTTAATATTGAATTAGATATACCATCAACACTTGTTAAAACATTTGATAATAGAATTGGAAATACAGAATATTGTTTATCCTCAATAAATACATCAGGATAATACTGCATAGCAGTTTCTCTTATTCTATAATCATATAATTCAGATATTGACTCCTCTGCAGTAATAGAATCTTCACAACCTATATAATCAGGAGTTAACAATTCAATATCTTCACCACTGTAAGTATTAAATTTATAGATTCCAGGTATTGCCACTCACTAGCTCCTTACAAATTCTAATTGTATTGTTCCTATTTCGATTAATTCATTAATTCCTAATGATAAATCTTCATCAGGATTAATCATTTCAACAAAGTTAATATTGGGATCTGATTGTTCCATTACTACGATCATTGCTACTCGGTAAATAATATCATATGGATTAAAGTTAAATTTATTATATCTATTCCTTAATGCTGTTTCTATATTAGTTCTGACATTGTTAATATTAGTATCTAATTGAAATAGATGAACTCTTGCTACAACATTAACATATTTTATATTTAACTTATTAAATACTAAATCATCAATGGTTCTGTCTTGTAATATAAATTGAGACATATAATTAGCTATAAAATCCTTATTTGTTTGAATTTCAGTTACTTGATTTAAAGGATCTATGCCCAATACATAATTACCTATAGTTAATCTAACAGTTTCAGATAATAAAACAAAACCTGCTGGTATATTAATAATTCTATTTAATACCAAATCATTTGTTGTTATTAACTCGGTAATAGTATTAACTATGCCAGAATTCTCAATATCATAAGTTAAGTAATAATCTTTATTTAATTGATAATTTAATATAAGATCAAGTCTATAAGTAAAAGGATCTATATTAATTAATTCTCCAGTATCTAATAAACCATCTAAAGGTGTATTGTTAGATGTTGAATAATTTATTTTATTTACATAGTCAAAAGATATATTTCTTAAATCATTATCAAGATCAACTATAACATTATTGTAGTCAATATCATTTATTAGTAATGTATAATTTTGAATTACCCAGCCCTCTGGAATAGTATTAGGATTATCACCATAAAGATAACAATAATTTTCAAGGCTTGTTAGCATTATTGTAGTCGCTTGAGGTATTGATATTCCACTATCAGGATTATAAAGTAACCATGTAACGGTAACTTCTGGATTTAATGGAATATAATTTAAAAATAATACCAAATTACCAGTATTATATTCTACAGTTCCTCTTAATAATATTTTTTTAGTTTCATATCCTAATTTAATATAATCTAAATAATCATCTTTAAATTTATTTAGATCAGCCCGTGTATTGGCAATAGTATTTACCGTATTTAAGAAATTTAAATATTTTTCTTTTATATTATTAATAGTAAAATTAGAAACATAATCATTAGATATAGATCTAATTTCAACATTGTAATTATAATTCAATAATTCCATTCTTGAATTATTAGCAAGCGTTGTGTCATTTCTATATAAATATCTAATAATTATATAATCATTAACTTCTTGCAATGCCTTTGGAGATAGTTTTATCTTAGTTCTTCTATCTTTATGTTGAATAACTTGAAATCCTATTTCATCTGAAAAGATTATATTCTCATCTAATTGCTGTATAGGTTCATTGTTAATTAATACCTCTATAAGAGTCCTATTAATATCATTACCATAAATAATATATTCACCATTTAATATTTCCGATTTTTTTACTTCAGAATAGTTTGGAATACCTCTTATAAATGATATTCGTCCTTTAGCTTTAGCATTAATTACATAATTATCAATTACTGTAAATAACTCATTGCTATAATTATGTAATCTAACTATATCCCACTTTTTAACTGTAATATTAATATTTTCATTATTACTAACATTAGCATTAATAATTAGTGAATCATAATCATGTAGTTCTTCGCCAATTAGCTTATAAATATCACTCATTACTTCTAATGAATCTGTATTAAAAAGTGTAGAGTTAATATATTTATAATCTAGTTTATAATTGATTATATCAAATAAATGTGCTATATAAGCTAGTGTAAGAGTATCTGGTTCTGATGTTGTTATATCAGTCCATTTCGTAGTTAAGTATTGTAATTTTGTTACAAACCACTTAACTATTGATTGATAATCTCTAACTAAGTTACTATTCAAATCTGAAATATTAAGGTTACTTGTATTACTTATATTACTCAATTAAATCACTATTACTTTCTTTACGGAATAAATAACGAGATCTTATATTTGTATTTTTAATAACATACTCTACAGTAGAATCAATAGAATTAAATAAATAATTAGGAATAGATTCTACTGATAGTAGTCTTATTCTAGGTTCTTGTTCTGTTAATGAAGATTCAATTTCTAATCTAACAAGATCAGCTTGCTCTAAATCAACATAAGTAAATAACATTTTAGGGAGTTCACTACCGAATGAAGGTATCATTGGCATTTCACCTTTAGCTGTCGATAGTATTAAATAGATAGATTGATTTATTCTATCAACATCTGAAACTATATTAGAAGATCCTGATATTTCTGATATTAATTGAAAGAAAGATAATCCCCTTCCAATTAGTGATAAATTAGAAATAGAAGTATCGGTTACTTCTCTATAATCTAATCTAACTCTTAATACATTTGATTCATAGCTATTACCATTTACATCAGTAACAATACATCTAATATATTTATCACCGTATCTAACAATATATCTATTAGATGTTTCAGATAATATAGTTATATATGTGCCATCAATTGTATATGACTTTTGCCAAGTATAAGTTAAATTAGGCAACAATGGTGTAACTGTTGCAGTTAATGTATTTCCTATTCGTGCTAATCCTGAAATTATTACTTTTAACATTAAATTGTATATTTTTTAATAATATTGCCAGTATCTAAATCAATAAAACTTGATAATACATTACCATAACCAACAATTTTACCATTAAGGTTACGTGTTATATTATCATTCCTATCCCACATAGCAATTAAATTATTATTTTTATCCTTTAAAGATTGTCCTTTACCTGAATAATAAATATATCCTATTATTTTATTGTTTTTATTTTTTAAAATATCATAAATTTTCATAGGAATTAAACCTTATTTAAAAATTTTTCTATCTATAATTATAAACGATTAAAATTGTTTTACAATAAACTTTCACGGTAATAACCACCACCTACAGGAGTAGAACTAGGTGTTTATGGTGTAAAGCTACCAGGTTTTTTATCCCTATCGTTTAATGAAGGATTTTGAGATCCCTGTGGAACTGGAGAATTCTGCGGATTAGTTGCATTAGGAGGATTAGCTAAAGTAGCTTCACTATATCTGACAGTTGATTTACTTAATTTATCAATATCAACACTATTAGGAATTTTAATAACTTCTAATGATGATGTAAACATATTACTTGCACTAATAGAATCTATTATTGAACTAATATAATATGTTCCACCAGTTGGGTGCATTATTGCATCTGACTTTGAGTCTTGAATAAAATACATTGGAATAATATTAATTGTATCATAAGGGCTTAATTCAGGATCACCAAGAGTTGTCAAAGTTCCATTAATACATTCGGTTAATCCCCATGTATAATCATTTATATTATTTTTTAAATGAGATTCAGCAATTTTTGACATATCATCAAATGAAGCATTTGATACAGGATTTCTTGTTGTAACTGGTTGTTGTGTTGTACCAACGCCAGATAATGTGTCTTTGTCTTCTTTAGCTTTAAAATCAGAGTCTATTTTAATTAACTCCTTAGTATCATTAGATATAACACCATAAACATTTTTAAAAGCATTTTTATCAGTTCTATCTTTATAAGCCAATTCTGGAAAACCTCTTGTTAAGTCCAGTATTGGATTCCAACTAATAACTTTTGAATTAGGTAAATAATTCATTGAAAAGTTGTAATTTTTAGCAGATTTATAATTGACTTTATTCTTTAAATTACGGCTAGGAACATAATAAAACATTGGTTCACTAATACTAGAATTTATACCAAGGTTACTCGATACAGGAGATCCTGTCTTACCATGTGGATCTATAAAAGCAATTACAAAATCAGATTCACCTTTATCTGTTACAGCTTTATCAAGACAATACTTTTTAATATAATCGATAGGTGAAATAGTTACATCTCTAAATACAATAGGTTCTGTAAATTTAGTAGTTTCTTCTATTTTACCAACATTCCAACCTTGATTGTAAGCAATAGTTTTAACTATATCAGAATAACTATAAAATTTTGTTCTTTTAATAACATCCTTAGTAACTGCTGTATAAGTTTTATATACTTCATCTCCACCAGTTCCAATAAAATTTAGTGTAACTGAATAATAATCTGCCAATGATAACCCCATTACTTGTAATTGATAAACTGGTGAAGATATTTCTGTACCAGCATAACCATATCTTAAATTAAATTTAACTACATTATTATATTTAGATAATAATTTAACAATTCTATCAGCAATATTAATGGTTTTATTAGCAGAAGTTCTAAATACAGAAGATGCTAAAGTTACCGATCCTTCTACAGGATTAGCAACGTCAAAATCAGTTTTATGAGCTACTTTTCTAGTCATAGTAAATGATTTTAATATTTTAGGTTCTCTTTCACCTTCTGATAAATAAAAGTTTCCCCATTCTTCACCGTCAACAAACATAGATACGTATGGTGAATACATATTAGGTATTTTACTAACTTCGTGAAATGACTGTGTAAAATTATTAGCCATATATTATAAACTCGTTTCTAGTAATTCTTCATCAACAATATCTTCAATGATATTATCAATAAAATCTTCTCTCTCATTAGAGCTTATTAGTTTAATGCCTTGTGCTACTTTTTCCATATCATCAAAAGTTCTTCGACTATAACTGTTTAATCTATTTTTATCAGTATTATCATGTAAATATTCAAGTTGACTTTTAAATGAAGAATCTGAATAATCTTTATTATTAAATTTTTGCAATTCAGAATTATCATATAATTCGCTTAGTATAATAACTTTTTCAGAATTTTGTAATTTAATTCTATCATCTATGTATAATTGAATTTCATAATCACTTAGGTCAAAACCAGAAACTCTATTATTTTTATCAGAATAAACTGTAATATTAAATTCACGAGGAGGATCGTCATCACCAGATCTTATAATAGATCCTTTTGTTTCCATTTCTCTTATATCATTATCAGCTTCAAGAAGTTTACGTTCAACTAATACATATTCATTTATCAATTTCATTTTATTTCTCCTTATTTCAAGATACCATTCATTATCATTGACTCTAAATTAGGAAGTTTTATTACAGAATTAATAGCTACATTTAATGGATTCGGTATAGCATTAAACTGTGATACTATCCACCAATATTTTGATTGTCCATATTTCTCCCAAGCTACTGTATCTAATCTATTATTATAAATAGCATTAATAACTAAATTAGATGAAACATCTAACATATTTTTATCATAATTCAATTTGTATGGAATATCAAACATTAACTTATTAAAATAAAAAGTAATATTTTGGTGCATATTATACCGTGAATTTACTCCTAAAAAATCCAATGATTGAACTTTTGTTCCAAGTAAATTTGACATTATGTTTTAAATAGTTCCTTCCTTTTATCACTTGTAAATATACTATCATGCCTTGCAAAAGATACATCTGAAACATTAGTCATCCCTGTTGCATCTTCCTCTAACTCAATATCTTCACTTTCGGCATTAACCATCACCTGCTCTAATGCCTTATCAGCTTCTTCTATAATACTTTGAACAATTCTTACTCTATAGTCATGATCACTTTCATTAGGATTTTTATTATTGTCATTAAATTCATATTTACCTTCTAGTAATTCAAAATAAATATTATAAAAATGATCATAAATATCTTGTTGTTCTTTATTAAATTCTATATATGTTTTTAATTTACCAAATTCATATATAATACTCGCTAAATCTTTTAATTGTGAAGATAATTCACCAATTGCTTCTAATAGTTTCATTTTAATTTCCTTTCAATATTGAATTTTATTCAAGTTCTATGCCTTTTTAGCCATTGTGAGATCAGCTAAAATTGAATAAAACTTGAATATTTTTCAATTTTATAAAGTTGACAGAATTGTATTCTGTGTAGCTTCGGCATTATTAGCCTGTTCTTGTTTGTCTTGCCATATAGGAGTTGGAGTTTGATTAGATAGCATTTGTCTTAATATATTAGTTATGATACTAACATTTGTATCAATAGATTGAATTGATTTAATTTGAAATGAATCTAAATCAAAAGCATGTTCAGCAGTTGTAGGAATTGCATCTCCTCCACCTTTTCCAAAGAAAGATAATGGATCTACAGTATTACCTTCACCACCGCCATCAGGATTACTTCTAACCTCAAAGTGTAGATGATCTCCATAATCACCACCAGTAGCACCTGAATAACCTATTACTTGACCCTTTTTAACTCTATCTCCTACTTTAGCACCTAATCTGGATAAATGAGCATATCTAAACCATTTTCCACCAGATTTAACATCGACAACATTTCCATAAGCACCATACCAGCCTGCAGTATCAATCACTCCATCACCTATAGCACCTAATGGTGTTCCACTAGGTAATCCAAAATCAACACCTGCATGGAGTCTACCCCATCTTTGACCATACCTAGAAGTAACTCCATAGTTATTATACCAGTCTTCAAATACAGTTGATTCACCCGAACCACTAAACTTAGGAGTATTATCAGTACCAGTAGTTTTTTTAACAGAGTTATTTTGAGATTGATCTACAGGACTAGGACTGTTTGGATCGTTTCCAAAATTAATTACAGTAGTATCATTAGATTGATCATGTGATACTGGATTACCTGAATTATTGTATCCAAATACCTGAATAGTTTTATCTTTTGTATTAAATTTTACAGAGGCTATTTGAGTAATACTAGCTGATCTTGCTTGTAGTTTTTCTAACCAGCCATAATAAGCATAAAATTTATCATAAAACTTTTGGTTTAATTTGAATAATTTTTCTTCTAAAAATTCAGTAGTATCTTTTTGCCATGAAACTGTAGTTTTAAAAAAGTTAGGTATTGAAGCCATTGAATCATTATAAAGTTTTGTTTCACTTGCTGAAAGAACTCTCTCATCTTTATGAAGTAGTGCAGGGTAGTTATCATAAGGGACATTTGATAAGCCTGTAGCATGTGGAGTTGGTCTATAAACTTCATAAGATACTACATCACCTTCACGGTTCATTCTAGGTCTATTAAGGTCATTAATTCTGTTTTTTGAACTAAATATACCACCAGTAGTATATTTGTATGAACCTTTAGGTGCAATTTCACCTGTTTTTGGTGCTATTATAAACTGGTCATTACTTCCTTGAACAGGTAATACTCTATAATTATTTTCAATATCTGAAACTGTCATACCTTGAGGTAAATCTAATGCTAAGTTATAAAATTCCTTATTAACAATAGGAATTCCACCTATTTGATTATTATACCAAAGCTCTCTACCATCTTTATCTACAGCTTGACTTCCTTTGCCTACATTAAATAATGGTCTATTACTATCAATTGATTTGCCTTGTCTACGCAAAGTAGTTTCTTGATTTTTTGCTATATTATAAGCATCTCTATAATAGCTAGAACTTTTATCTCTCAAATCTGAAAGTAATTCGGTTTCAACCATATTACCTTTAGCAATCTGTTCAGTTGAATATCCTTCATCAATTAATTCAGCATGTTTTCGAGCAATTAAACGCTCTCTGGCATCTACAGGAACTCTACTTATATTTTCATCACTATCAAAAGTAGAACCAAGTCTTTTTAATGCTTTATCTAATCCTTGTTTACTTACTGTCGAAGTAACTCTACCTCTTTCATCCAAACTCATAACTACTTTATTTAATGCAGGTATTATATCATCACCCATTATTCCAGCAATAGCTTTATTACCAGCCATTATTTCTTCAGCAGATTTAAGTTGTTCTTTTTGAATTTTATCTCGTTCTGCAAGCAGTTCCGCTTCTACAGTTTTAAGATTATCCGTCATAAACCCAAATTGAGTTTTACCACGTTCTAAAGCAATTACACCTTCACGTGTATTTTTATCAACTTGTGTTGATAAATTAGCAAATTCTTTTTCAACTTCTTCTTGTTTACGTCTATTGTTTTCAATTAGCTCATTAATACTTTTTACATTACGATTATTATTTTCACTATTACTAAATATAGCTTCACTTAGTTTTAATGACTCTTTACTAACAGTTTTATTCCTATTAGATATTTCACCACCAAGTAAACCATAAATTGTATCACTACCAACAGCCCCACCAATACCACCAATAACTGCACCGCCAATTGCACCTGGAACTGCACCGATGCCTGCAAAAGCTGATCCGCCCAATGCACCAATACCAGCACCTTTTAATGCACCTTCTAATGCTCCAGCCCAACCACCTTCTCTATTAGATCCAGCCATCTGTGCAACAGAGCCTTGCCAATCACCATAATTATTATAACCTTCATAAGCATCATAACCAAGCATTAATGCTGATAGCCATGGAGCTACTTTACCTAAACCTTTACCAACAGCACCAATACCTACTTTTCCACCTGTAGAAGCAACACCTTTAGCACCTGCTGAAAATGAACCTGGTAACATTGATCCAAATTGTGAAGTTGCTACACTAGGAACTATTGCACCTGTTATAGCACTTGCACCTCTACCTCCACCGCCAAATATAGCTTTGGCTAATGTAGGTATTGATAATGCTCCACCTAAACCAAGTAAATCCAGAGCCTGTGATCCTATATTAGTTACTGTTCCAATAGGGGTCTTTGACTTAGTAAGCATTTCAGCCATATCATATAAGGCTACATTTTGAGGAGTAGTTGACCAGAGTTTCCACCAATTGGAAAAATCATCAGAAGGTCTAACATTTGTCCATTGTTTTAATGCTTCTTCTAAGTAAACACTCTGTCTAATTGCTAAATCAAAATTATAATCATCAACATGACCACTAGGTGAATTGTTTTGAGCATCTCTAACAGGTTGACCTTTACCAGCTCCAGCCCAATCCATTATTTGTTTATCACTTATTCCAAGACTTTCAAATAGAGCTAAAGTTCCTTGATTAATTCTACCATGTTTATCCATATTTTTCATAACATGATCTATAAACATATTATTAATCTTTTCAGAACGTTCTGATGGCGTTATTGAAGTGTCATTAAATAATGATAAAGCATCTTGACCTAATACACCTGTTATAGCTTTAAAAAATGGATTTTGAACTTGTTTATGGTAAGACTGAAAAGGCATCATCTTTAATTGTTCAGCAAAATCAAGTCCAGATTGTATATCCTTATCTTTCATTCTTGCTGAAGATTTTGCAATTGCCTCTAATTGTTGTTCTACGCCAGCATTAGAATTAGAAATAATTCTAGCATATTTTGTATAAGTTTGAGCTATATTAAATATTTCATTAGGTGCTACATTTAAATCAACCGACATTTGTCTAATTGAAGACATCATACCTTCAACCACTTTATCAGCACCTTGAACATTTCTATAAAGGTCTTTAAATCCATCGCTTGCTGATAAAGCTATTGACGGCATTATATCATTCCATCTATCTAATAAATCAGTTGCAGAATTTACAGTTTCCCATGTTGATAAATTAGCTTGATTAACTGCCTGTAATCCAAAATCACGCCGTCTTTGTCTTTGTTCTGGAACAGTATACCTTTGCCATGGAGCTAACTTATATTCATATTCGAGTCGATTAATTCTATCAGCCATCAATCTACCTTGTTCACCAGCTAAGCCATAGCGATACATTGTATCATTTCGTTTAGCAACAAGGTTATTAATATTAGATTCAGCACTTGTAGCAATAGAAGTAATACCTTTTAATAAAGTTCCTAATGACTTTGTAAAAGTCTCTTGTAATTCCTTTTGAGCTTGTTCAGCTTTTTTAGTAGCTTCTTCTTGCTTTTTAGTATTCTCTTTAACAGTTTTATCTAAATCAGAAGTAACAGTTTTTCCTTCTTTTAAAATATCTCTAATATCAGTTAATAAAGCATTTCTTTTAACAGCAAGACTAATTAAAGCATTAGATCCACTAATAGGACTACTTTTAGAAGTAACTATATTACCAGAAGGTCTATTAATATTTTTAACAATATTATCAAGATTTTTGTCAATACTTCTTAATACATTGTAACTAGAATTATCTTTAATAGATATATCCTTAGTAATAGATCTAATTTCTTTTAATGTATTATAAGAATTATATGAAGAACTCTTTATTGATTCAAGATCTTTTTGACTATTAAATTGATTAGTATTAACTTTTTTAGCCATAGGTATTACTCACTTTCGCCAGTTGGTATTGAAACAGGCGTAATGTCATTACTCATAGAACTTGCAAATTCATTACTATCTCTTGAAGTAGTATTAGCTCCAACATCAGGTCTATCACCAGTTCCAACTCCAGAAGATGGAGAGATAGTAGGTGTGGGTCTTGATGAAGAACTAGAACTTGAGCCTCCAGAACTTCTTCTAGGTGCTGGACTATCAAAATCCATATCCATTCCAGAAGAATCTGTCAATTGTGTATCTAATTCTTTTTCTTTCAATTTCATTACTTTATCAGTTAATTCAATTGACTGATCCATAATAGGTTGAATTGATTGTGTAAATTCAGGTATATTAATAAAATTATCTAATAATGCTTTCATTAATTTACCATCATCAACGTTATCTTGTAATGTATTTTTAAAAGCATCTGCCACAGAAGTTACAATTTCTATTCTTGATTTTACTTCTTCAAGTCTTGCAATTGTTTCTGGTGAACTTAATGCCGTTGGAACAATCTTAAATTGATTTAATTCAGATTGTCTGCCCATTATAGTTAACCATATCTTACAAAGGTCTGTAATGCCATATTTAAGCATATCAGAGAGTTTTAAAATACGTCTTGAATATCTAATATCTTGTTGTATTAAAGACTGTCCACTATTACTTGACAAAGCTGGTAATGAGTCTTCAAATCCTAAAAATGTTTTAGGGACTCCTAAACCAGCAAATTCTTTATTTAAAAAGTAATCTATATCAACAATATTAGATACTTGAAAATCACCACCAATATTCTCAACAGCAATAGCACCTTTACCTTCTGATACTGAATTAAATATAGGATCTCCCCAAGGTCTTATCTTCTTACTAGCATTATATTTCTCTGTTCTCATATCCATACTGACTTGAGAATCAAATAACTTTTTAACTTTATTGACCATTAACTTAACATCTTTAGGAGTTGATCTTCCAACTTCAATGTTATATAGTCTTAAAAATTCTGACTTAGCTAACTTAGCACCAATCATAGAATCTTCTAATGTATTTAGAATTCTATAAATAGATCTAACACCTTCAATTAATGACTCACCTTTTTGAATATCATATCTAACTGAATAATCATTAAAGAACTTTTCAGAATTTTTATTAATAGCTCTTAATTCTTTTAATTCTTCATCAGTTAAATTAACTAATTTAACAGAATCTAAAGAGGCATTATTTCTTATATAAAAATGTAAATAAGATGTTCTATCATATAATCTAAAATTACGATTGATATTAGATGAATAAATATCTAACATACTTTTACTATCAGCATTAGCAACAGCGAAATATTTAGGATTACCTTCATAATACAGATCTAATATAAAATCATTACCTTCATTATCTGAAAGATATTTTATATCTTTACCATCTTCAGTAAGATATATTTTCCAAAACCACTCACCGTATTTTGCGGCATTGTAAACAGTTGACCATAGTTTTCTATTTACATTGAGCCTTTTTAACATACTATTCAAATCACGTTGTGTTCTTTCATTCTTAGAGACTGCAATAAATGGATTTTCATTATAAACATTTGTTTGGCAAGTATCATCAGAATACATTTCAAGAACAGATTTTATAACAACGTCTTGAGCCATCATATCATATTCACGTTTACGTAATTCATAGCCTTGTGATAAATCCCTTAAATCATTTAATACAGAATTAACATCTCTATCAGAAGATTCAATTATTTTATCTAATGCATCTACAGTTGATTTATCTGCAGTTGATATAAAATCAGATTCAGATTGTTTAAATTCAGAATTTTTACCAGGAGGAATTATTGTAGTCTTATCACCAATTAATTCAATATGAGGATGTTCTACTTTAGGCTTAAAAAATTTTCCAATATTTTTAAAATTTATATTAAACTTCATATGTTACCTACTTTGTAAAATTTTTCTATCTATAATTATAAACGGTTTAAGTTTCCAAATTGCAAAATAATCAATTTAAAGCATTTTTATTTAAGCTGATGAAGATTATACCGAAATTAAAATAAAAATGGTTATTGTAATGCAAATTTAAGAGCTTACATTATCTTAGTTCCTTTTGGAATTATCATTTTATCTACTTGTTGTTGAAAATCTTGAATATCATTATTTTCTAGTAATAAATCTGTTATATGATTTATTACTTTTAAATCAGATTGTGCTACTAAATTATAAGAGCTGTTAGCTTTGAAGATATTTGCAGCTATAGTATCTAAAACATCCTTAGATCCACTTAATGAGTGATCAACTTTTAACTTATTACCAACACCAGTTAATTCAACATCTCTAAATTCAAAATCAAGAGTAATTGTATAAGGCATATGTAATCTTCCTTCATTAACAGCATTTTTTAATGACTGATAAGGTAGTATAGATGTATCTACTGATAAAATATCAGCTTCTATATTAGCCTTTTTAAATAATTGGAGTGTGTCAACACTCTGCCAACTATCACAGGTTACACTAACTATATTGAATTCTAATTCATTTCGTAAGTATAAAATAAATTCTCTTATTTTAAAGAATGGAATCTCTTTACCTGTTGTACAAGTTATATCAATAGCAAATATAACTTTATGAACGACGTCTAAAACGTCTTCAACTCTTTCACCAATTAATCTTTTTACTTTATTAGAATCTAAAACAGTTGTCATTGATAAACCAGTTTTATCACCAGATTTTGAAGTGTCCCAATGAATATACATTGGTTTATATCTATCAAAATTAGGTATTAGATCAAACATAAAATAATCTTTTAAACTAATATCATCATCAAAATCTAAAGTAATACTATCTTCGGTAAATGGATTCTTTAAATACTTTTTAAAACAGTTACCCACTTTATCAGTATTAAAATATTTATGGCTAGATATTGTAGCAATACCAGCTATATCTGCTAAAGCTGAATTAAGATCTAATTCAAAAGCATCTTTATGTTCAACTGGAACATCTAATACATTACTAATTTTTTGTTTTTTAGCATTTTCATATTCATTATCTGAAAGGATTCTAGGTTTTTTAAACTTATCACCCAATGCAATTCCAAAAGTTATTCCACTATATGCACTTCGTTCTTTCTTAACTATCCAAATAGGATCTGATTTTATTGATACATGAGGTTTATTTTTAACTATTTCGATATATTGTGATAGAAAGTCTTGACTCATGTTTTTAGATGAACATAAAATCAATTTAGCAGGAGTTTTACCTGCTTTCATGTATCTTGATTCAATTCTTCGTTTGATAGTATTATACAAACTAAATACCTTAGATTGAACCATATTCATATTAGCACCAGCTACAAAATCAACTTCATCAAGCATACCAGATATAATATCTCTACCAAGAAAATGACTTTGTTGCGAACCTGCTAATATCTCAATATCTTTACCAGGATGATAAGTTATATTTTTACGTCCAACTACTTTACCATGATCTTTAAACCAATCTGAATTAAGACAAAGACTTTGTAATTTTGAATAACCGACTCCATATACTTGGTCAAGTGATAAATTAAAGAAAGCAATAGCTATTTTTTCATTACGTCCTATGCCATAAAATGACTTTGGATCTTTTAGACATAATAGCTTATGAAGCTCATAAGCAAGGCATACTGTAGCCAGTGTAGACTTACCACTGCCAATACACCCCGTTAATATCATTTCATTAACAGGTGAATTAGGGCTATATATTTCATTTAAATAATCTATCCAGTAATTATATATGATAGAACTGCCGTCATCATTTACAAATGATTTACCTAAGTAATCTGGATTATGTATAAATTCATAAATAGAAACAGGTAATTCATCATAATCATAGTCATATAAACTATTTAATGTTGATGAATTACCTGTGTTTTCTAATTCTGTTAATATCTTACTGAAATATATTATTTCATTCTTATTCAGTTTATCAATATCAAGCATAAATTCCCTTTATTGTTCTTGTAGATTAAATATTCTTATCAATAAATTTATATCAACATTATCATCTAATTGATCAATTAAATCTATTAATAGTTCGCCATATTCAAGATCAACATTATTGGCAAGTGTAAATATATTACCATTATTATCTTGTAAATAAAATATAGCGGTATTTAATTCAAGTATACCAAAAAAATTTGATTTTGTAACCTGTAAAGATTCATTATTAACAGTTTCAATTTCTTCTAATAATTTCATTTAAAAGATTTCCTTTATTCAAATTGTGCATAAAATGTAGGATTTTTTCCAGGAATTGCACCAATTTTAACACGTTGACCTGGTTGATAAAACATTCCAGAACCATTTGCTACAGCGTTCCAGCCTATAAATTTTTTATTAGCAGGAGGATTCATTGATTTATGTTTTAAAGGTAATGTAAATATAAAAGGACTATTATTAATAAACTCTATATTTTCATTACTACCAGTACCTCCATTATTGTTAAGCACTATCACAAATGATGTAAAACCTGACATTTTCATACTATTAGCATCTACATAAAATGTAACATCACCAGTATTATATATCATAATACCAAAATTATAAATTTCACCATTATTTTCATATGCAATAGACCCTACACCGAAAACTGGAAATTTAGTTGTCCAATTAAACATTGAATCGTTAATTATTTTATTAAATGTTCCCACTAAATCAGGAGTATTATATCTAAATTTAATAATCCCTCTTTCAACATTATTAACTTCAGTAAAACTATTTAATTTATATTTTGATTGAAATAAATCTATAAATGATCTTAATACTGTTAAATATTGAACTCTAGGTTTTCCATATATTTCATTAGTATATCTTTGTTCAATTATATCCATAATAAATTACCTCCTATGGTGTAGCAAATTGTGCATAAAATGTAACAGTAGCAACTTCATATCTAGGTATAACAATACGCTGACTAGGTTGATACCATATTCCAAATCCATCTGCTTTAGAGTTCCAACCTATAAAAACCTTACCAGTTGGAGGATTCATTGTTGATATTCTTTTAGGCAAAGTATAAAGCACAGGAAACCTTCTAGCAAATTTTATTGTTGAGTTAGATCCTGTTCCACCATTTTTATTCAGTGTAATTCCAAAACCTGCAGGATCTTGAAATGTTTGAACATTTCTATCTGTAAAAAAGTCAATATGCCCAGTATTAAATATATTAATACCAAATTCATAAATTTTACCATTATTAATATATTTAAAATAACCCGACTTTACATGCATCTCACTAACTTGCCATGTAAACATTGGATCTCTTGTTATTTCAAAAAATTTTCGCATTAGATCAGGTGTATTATATCCAAAACTAATAACATTTCTTTCAGTATTATTAACTTCGAGAAAGCTTTGTATATTAAATCTTGATTGAAATAAATCTATAAATGATCTTAATACTGTTAAATATTGAACTCTAGGTTTTCCATATATTTCATTAGTATATCTTTGTTCAATTAAATCCATAATTGTACTCCTTTTACATAATAAAATAGCAAGAACCTATAATGATCCTTGCTATTTTATTATTAAAATTAAAGTATATAATTAGCAGTTATTGCTATAGAATCTGTTATAGTTAACAAATCACCTGCTTGTAATAGCACTCTACTGTTAGGAACTTCCCAACCTGAAAAAACCATTGTTCCAGTTAATTTAGCAACTGGCAAACGAAGAACTGCAGGATTGCCAGAGAGATATTCAAACGTATCAACAGATCCATCAGGGTGTGTAACTGTTACATTATATGATTTTCTATCAATAATAGATTGCCTACTTACGCCGAGTCTAAATATATTATTGTTACCCATAGCAACCCATATTTTCAATGTTTCATTAGACATATCAGAATCACTAGCAGGAATACCAGTATCTAAACTTCCTTCTTGATAAAAATCTCCATCTACTACATCTTGGGTATAAAGTCCATCAGTTGTAAGTCTTTTAAAATTAGCAATAGAATCGCCTTGTAACTTCATTTCATAACCTGCAAGATAAGTTTCACCATCAATTAAGTTAGGGTATATTGCAACACCACATAATGCTTTAGATATAGAAATACCTAAATCTCTTATTAATGTCATATGAAATGCAGAAGATGCAGTATTATAGGTTTTATACCTATCAATTATTGTTTGATCAAGTAACATCATTTTATTAATTACCTCTTTCTTTTTATTTATTTTCTATTTCTTTCATTAAAAACTTGGTTTAGTAATTTGGATTTGCTATTGAATCTAATGCATCTTCGACTTCTCCAAATGTCATAGATGCTACAGTAATTTCATGATCTAATCTAGCGAGTTTTGAGCTATCCATATCACTTAGTTCATTAACTTTATTAAGTAATCGTAGTGTTTGAGCTTGAATTTTCTCGATAGTATTAGTTACATCAGCTATACGATTTATTCTACCTAATGTTTTTTGAATATGACCTGCATCCTCATTAATTAGATTTTCATTGATATATTTTACCATATAAGTTGTATTACCAACATGTTTAAGCCCTAAACTCTCGACAACTTTTTTATCAAGTTTTTCAGATACTTTAATTAAATTAGAAGACAATACTTCTGATTTAAAACCAAGTTCTGTTATTTTCTGATAAATTTTATCAACTAAAGGTCTATATTCTTTAACTGATTTAGCAAGTTCATCTTTAGCTTTTTTATTTTCAGGACTATCAATAACTTCTATATCGTCAAGAATATCCTTTTTACCTTCCGATTCATTTATAGGTCTGAATAAACTTTCCATGAATTTTGTAGCCATTTTATTATACCTCTTTCTTTTTAAATTATTTTATCTATTTTGAACAATATAACCCCAAGTCGTAAGTGAACCACCTTCATTGATCATAATATCACGCCCATAGCCTTCATAATCAAAATAGCTTTCATAGTTATCAGGAAATCCTAATTCATCAACTATAGCATATCCAAGATCTTCTTCACTATTGACATCTGGATAAAATACGTAATTGTTCAATAATTCGTATATATCACCATTTATAACAGTTTCAATTATTTCACTAGTTTTACTTAGCTCACCTATTGCATTTATAAAATCAATTGAATTACCACCCTCATCTGCTATTGCAGTTATAAACTCATTCAATTGATTAATATTTTGATATTCACTAATTTTTAAACGTAATTCATCACTACTATAATCTGATACAATTATATCATGTTGTCCATTGCGTGATAAATTTGATACTATACTATTTAATTCAATTTCTGCTATTGGTAAACGAACTGTTTTACTTCTATTATCATACAATGATTCAATAGTAATTTCAAGCAGGTTATCATCAACTGCTTCATTTAATTTTTTAGCTTCTTTTATCTCTTTAGCAGTTTTAGATTTTTGAATACTCATTAATTTATTCCTTTAATTATTTTTTATTATTTTTTCTATTTTTGCTACGTATTAAATTTTTACAATTCTCACAATCTTCACAAAATTTACAACCTTTACAACTTATACAATTTTTAGACTGTGAACAATCTAAACAATCAATACAATTTTCACAATCACGACAGTCTGTACAATTTTTACAACTGATACAATCCATACAGTTTTCACAATTATCTAATGTTAAATAAGCACTTTCTGCTTGTTCTTTTGTAAATGAATCTTTATAATAAACATTACTATTGGGAAAAATCCAAAATATATCACTTTCTTCAACCAAGTTATTTTCGATAAGTTTTAATCTTGTTTTAGATTGTTTACTTTCATTTTGACTTTTCATTTTAGCTTCAGCTTGATACTGATTTAAACCTTTAACATCTGTTAATGTATTAAAAACTATGTCTTTTAATTTTGTAGATGGATTTTTAATATTCTTACATCGGTCACATGACCAATAAAAACTGACACAGTTTTCACAGTAAAAACTATCTAACCCATCTTTGCAGTTTTTACAATTATTACAATTATTAAGACTAATACAATTATTACATCTACTACATCTATCACAAAAACTACAATCTATACAGTCTGAACATCTTTTACAGTCCTTCAGTGTTAAATATGCTTGTTCCGCTTGTTCTAATGTAAAATTCTTTTTAGTATAATCAATATTATTAGGAAACACCCAATATAAATAATCTTCTTTAACTAAATTACTTTCAACTAATTTCACTTTAATTAACCCTTTCTTAAAATTTTTATTTATTATAACTATCTATTACAATTTCAGCTTTTTCTTGTGATAAATTTTTCATATCTAAATATTTATCACCTGCAAACTTAGGATCAAAAAACATTTTATCATTATCAACTAATATATTTGATAAGTTTTTACCATTTTTAATATTATTACAATTAAGACAATTAATACATTTTTACACATATTACAGTCTTTACAAGTATCACAATTCATTAAATAGTCTGAATCAGAAATATTTTACTATATCCACACTGCATACAATCTGAAATATTTTCGCATTTATAACTAGATTCAGAATCACTACAATCTTTTAAATTATTACACTCTATACAATTTTTACAATTAGTTAATTTGTGACAATTTATACAATTACTACAATTTTTAAAGATAAATATGCAGTTTCTGCTTCATCTATGTAATAATCATTTTTAGTGTATTTATTATCATTAGGAAATATCCAGTAACTACAATCTTCACCAATTAAATTATTTTCAACTAATCTCATTTTAACCTCTATATGTAATTTTAATGTTATAATAATAACATAAAAAATATTCAATGTCAATATTGTAAGGATTGTTAGAAAAGGGATTCAAACTAACAATCCTTACAACTATGTGTTAAACGGGATTTATTGCACCATCAAAAGAGTCATCTCTATTTCTTAATACAACATCAATAGGAATGAATTCTGCTGATTTAGTTGGTTTAATCTGAATAATACCATACATGATATTATTGTTAAGCAATTCAGGAGTTACTGTCTCCCAATCCATTTTAACTCTATAATCATAGATACCTCTATTTACTCGAATTGTTTCCAATTCTTTTGAAATAACTTGAATCCATGAAGTAAATGTTTCTTCATCAATAGGACTAAATAAATAACCTACAGTTGAATACTCCACAACTTTTCTAACATAATTAACTAAGAATTCTACATTAAGCCTATCAAGACTTGTGGTAGCCCTTTGCATAGTCTTTTGACCAAGAACAGTCATACCTCTCTGTTTATAATTACAAACAGGATTTATATGATTAACATACAGTAGATCCCTAGAGGCTTTACGAAGAACTCTTTCAACGTCTATAACGAGTTTTAAATTCATTCTAGGCTGTCCAGCAGGAGCTGACCAAGGCTGATAAGTCTGATACATTAAGCCTAATGCAGGTATAAATGCTACTGATGGAGGAGTCCATCTATTTTCATTAAGGAAACCATCTGGAACTTTAACCCATGGAGACATAACGCCAACATGTGAAGTATCTGGCTTAGTTATTTCAATGTTATTAATAGATCCGATAGTAATTGGCATACCATTAAATAAATCAACAGTTTGCTGATCTGAAATACCCTGTGGAGGATCTATAAAAATTGTGCAATCTTTTCTAACTAAACCTAGATTAATTAAAGCATCTACTCCATTTTCATAACTTGCAGGCATATTAGAATCATCTGGCTGATCTCCTACCATATTAAAACTACAAATCAAAGGACATGCTACTATATCAATATCAGAAGTTTCAGGATCAGATAAATCTTGACATGCATCATCAAACATCTGATTAGTAATATCAATACCATCATCACCAATTGAAAATGTAACTATTTGAGGATCTAAAGTTAATATTCCCACCATTTCATTAACTGTAAATAAAAGTTCTTCAGATTGAATATATTTTATTTCTTCAAATGGGATATTAACTCCAGAGTAAAGTGTTCTATTGTCATCTCTAAATACTCTTATATCAAAATTAGCCATATCAGTTTCATTATTACTGACCTGAATATAGACTTCATTATCATAAAGAGTACCTTTTGTTTTAAAAGAAACAGTTAACACTGGTTGACCTGCTCCAGTTATTGTTGCATCTCTTGCTACTAATGAAGATTCATTAGCTATTCTATAATACCAAATATTTGAGGACTCATTTAGAAAATGAGTTGCCATCAATGCTGAATAATCTGTAGGTAATGGATTACCATGCAAACGTAAGAAGTCTGACCTTCTTTCAACTTGAACTAATTTGTTAGCTTCACCAGATCTACCAAAGCCTATTACAGCTATTCTTTTAGATCTGCTTAATAATGCTGTATACTGTGATAAATCAACTATGTTGATAAATACACCAGGAGATTTCATATTAATTATATCTTCCATTCTTTACACACGACCACCTTTCATATATTGTAATGTTTTAATAAATATTAAAGTCCTCTACCTTCATATCTAGGTTTTTCCCAATCAATTACATCACCATCTCTAAACTTAAAAGGAATTACTATATAGTTTTCATTAAAATATTCATCTGTACCATAAACTAAACTAAACTGTATTTCAACTCTGCCAAAACTATACTGATCATTTACATCTACTTCAAAGGTATTAAGATCATCTTCAGTTACTTGGTATCTACGACGTCCACCTGAGTATAATTTAAATCCATCAATCTCATCAAAAGATTCATCTTCAGTAAATTTAGCTAATTGTGGTATATTTATTTCTAAATTTGATATTAACTTTTCAGGATCATCAAAATAATCATGAAACCCCATACCAAATTTATCAACAAATTCTGACCAAGTAGGGTAGTATTCTTCATCTACATATTCATCTTCAAAATATTCTTCATCTTGAAAATCTTCAACTAATTTCAATCTTGTTTTCATGGCTACCTCATCTTCAGTTTTCTTTTAAGTTTTTTAGATTCAACAAAATTTTCATCATTAGGTATAAGTTCGTTCATTTCATCTAAATCTTCATCCTCATCCTCATCACCATATAACATATTGTCAATTTCCTCATCAAACCAAACTAAGTCATTAAGATCAGTTGCAGATAAACCTTCAGGGTAGACATCTTCTACAAGACTAACTACATAGTCATTAAGTTCATCCCATTTCCCTGTATCTTTAGCGTGTCTAATTCTATCTTCTGCACCACTCCAAAAATTAAAGTCTTCTAAACTATCAATATCTCTATAAACTTTCATATCGTCACCTCTTTTTTCAATAATAAAAACAACCCCTATGTTATATAAGAGTTGTTTTTATTACTTAGTTATTAAAACTAATTATCTTTTATTAGATTTACTAGCTTTTTTAGCATCTGCTTTTATTTTAGCTTCTCTAGATTCTTTAAACTGTTTAAAGCGTTTGATTCTTTCATCATTTCTAGACTCTTGAACAGTTTTTCTTCTTTTAAGCTTCTTAGACTCAACAAAATCTTCGTCATCAGAAAGATCAGAGGGCATATCATCAGAAGAAGGAGCTTCTTCTGGAACATTTTCAATTGTTACAGGTTTTACAATTACTTCTAACTGTAAATCATTATCTGCAACAAACTGTTCTGCATCTTCAACAGATATGAAAAGTCTTGCTTCATCTTCAGCAGTTTCAGCATCTAACTCAATAAGATCATCATTTTCTGTCAAAACCCAAAGTTTTGAACTCTTATCACATTTACATTCAATAAGAGATTTTTTTTCAACAAGAACCCAAAACATTTTAGTTACATTAGACTCTTGTATCTTTTTTCTTCTTTGTATTGCCATTTTATTAAATAACTCCTTATTTTAAATTTTAAATAAACGACTTGTAAGGCTGAATTGAACCACCAGCATTTTCCATAGCATACAGATCTTGATGTTTCCACAACATATTCTGACCTGCCAATACAGAAAATTCAGCATGTAAATATCTATTAGTAGAATCCCACTTTCTCATTGACATGTCATGAGACATCTGAACAGACATGGTTTTTATATTACCTTGTCCTTTACTCATAGCACCTACATTTAAGCCAGATGGAAAAACTCCTTCAACAAGCCATGAGCTTAAACAAGCACCATCACCAGAATATTCAATTATTTGAGCTTGTGTTTTATATATAGCTGCCCAACCTACTTGACCTGTTTCAGGATTAGCAACAAGTGAACGCCATGAATATAGAACACCTTCCATATCTGAACCAATAAAATCTATAACATTGAATGAATCAAAACCGCCATACTGATTAATACCAGCATAATGGACTAAAGCATTTGAATGTTGAACATCAACAACATTATTAGTATGATTAGGCATTGTAGTATCTTGAATAGCTAAAGTCAAAGCCCTTCTCATTTCTTCAATTCTAATTGCATCTCCACCCGCCATAATCAGCGGTAAAAATATAGAAGTCTCAAAGTGATTATCTCTTTGAGGTTCATATTGTGAATTATTATGAAGTCCAACTACTAAAGGATTTAATGGATAACGTCTTCTCAATTTATGTGTCTCCTTTCATAAAGACTAGAGTAGACAGTTTAAACTGTCTACTCTGTTTAGTTAAATTAACCGTTAGGGATTAGGAGACTGCCAAGTCTGAATGATTTCAGGCTGATCAACTATGATACCCTTAGCATAAAGAGCTGAATTAATCATAGTTTGGGCATTAGCTGTAGCATAACCACGTCTTCCTTCAAAGTTTTCGTCCATAAGAAGCTGTGTAGACATGATAGGCATATAAGGTGCATATATATAGCCAGCATGGAATAATGACTCACCTTTGTGACCTACAAGGAAGTTTGTTCTGCTTTCAGGAGTTTTAATAACTGGAAGTCCTTTAAAAGTTCCAGATACATAAGAACCGTAAACGGTTGTTTGTCCAGATCTTACAAAATATTTGTCATCTAATGTTTCAATTACATTAGAAGCATTTTCACCAGCTATGATGAAGTTACCAGGAAGTTTCATACCAGTTCCATTATAGATACCATTTATCATCTTTGTTATTTCAGCAACAAAAGAAGCATAATGATCCATTAAATTAACACCAACAGGTCTGTGCATATTAAATACGCCACCAGGAGCTGAAGCTTGTGCAAACATATCATTGATAACACTTAAATCAAGTTCATTCTGAATTTGAGAAGCGGCATGAACTGCAGATTCAGCATCAATGACGAAATCATAATCATTTTCAAGGTCATAAGCGGCATCAAGTGAGTAACGAGTAACAAGTTTACGAGATTTAGCTTCAACAAATTTAGGAACAATTCTGAAGAACATTTCAGGAGCATTAACTGGAGCTGAAATATTATCATAAGTGTAAGTAAATTTAACTTGAGCAGCTGCTGTAGGTGCTGTTACGAGAGCAACTACACCAGTTACATAATCGACAGTACCAACCTGTGTTCCATCATTAAGTCTAAGCAATTGACCATTTCCATTATCGTGAGCCTGTGATCCATCAACTATAACACCATTGGCATCATAAATAGCGTAGTTAACTGTTCTAGGTATAGCAGGAAGCCATTTCAAAACAACAGGATTAGCTACATAAGTTTCACCATCAATTATATCAGAAGTATATGTATGCTGTGAAAAGTCACCAGCTTTTAATGCAGAGAACATTGTTTCACCAGCATTGACAGGGGCTTTATCAGATCCATAACATGCTTCCATGAAATAAATGTTTCCAGCTCTTGAGAGCATTGGCTGAACAGAAGCTATTTCAGGTATTACAAAATTAGATATAACTTTTGTCATCATTTCAAAGCCATAACGTTTGAAATAAGAAACGTGTGCAGGATTAGTAATTGCACCTTCATTTATAAGTCTTGTCATTTTAGCCAAATGTCTATCAACATTTTCTAACATGTTAGCAGTTAACCAAAGTCTATCAAATCCCATATTAGGATTCGACTGTTTCATTTCATTAATCTCTTTTTGCCATTTGTTGACAAGAGCTTTCGGATCAGGTCTGTTAGAACCACCAAAAGAGTTTTGGATATTACCATTATAACATTCAAAAAGATCTTTTGTTTTATCATTTGTTTTATTTACTGACATTATTAAATACCACCTTTTAAATATATTGTTTTATTTCTAATTAAACAGATTTCTAAATGAATTTAAGTTTCTATCATATTCACTTATACTAATATTATCATTTTCATTCAATAAAATATCTACATCATTTATCATTTTACCTTTAGATTCATTCAGAACTTTATCTTCTGAACTATCATATTGGTAATTTGATTCTAATAAATCTTCAATATCACTAACTGTTAAATTTGATATATCTTTAACGTTTCTTAATACTAAAGACTCATTTAAATTTAACTGGCTACATCTTGCTGAAATGTATGAATTAACTAATTCATTATATTTGTCTTGATTGCCAGCTTGAATGTTTTTTGACTCAACTAGTTTGACTTCCGACTTATCATCATTTAATTTTAAAGATAGTTTTTCAATTAGAGTATCTAATTTATTTAATCTACCTTTTAATATAGAATCTATAGTTGATTCTACTTTATTATAAAACTCATTCATGTTGAAAATAGTATTTTCATTAGATGAATTTTTATTTAATTTTGAATATGCCGTTTCAAGTTCTCTTAATAAAGAATCTAATAAATCCTTATTATTAGAATTTGCAACTTCATTCAATCTTAATTTTTTATTATTATAAGAATTCAATTCAGCTATTATCTTTGATCTACCCTTTAATTTTGAGTCTTTAAGAAGGGATTCTATTATAGATAAACTAAATGTGGAATCAGTTTTAGACTTTTCATATAAACTTTTTATTTGATCAGATAGCTTTTTATGAGCTTCTGTAATTTTAGCTGGTGAAAGTCTAGCCTTTTCATTTGAAGGGCAAACAACTATATCCCATGTAATGAATTGATAAGTGTTACTATCAACAAGACATTTACCATCTGGATCATAAATTAAATCTCCTGATCCTCTACTTGATATTCCTAAAATTGATCCATAATCAACTAATGTTTTAATAATACGTCCATTCGGAGTATCAAGAATATCTATAGTTCCTTTTACAGTCTTATCATTAAAATCAATATATACATCTCTAATAGCATGTGATACATAAGGAATATGCGTATCAAGTCTATTTTCAAATTCCCTAGGATGATTAGGTTCACCAAACAAAACCTTACATTTAACTGATTCTTTAAAATCATCTGATTCAAGAATCAGTTTCCAAAGGTCTTCGGTGTATAACCTATCATTACGTGTTGGCATACTAAAATCTGCTAATACTCCAAATAATGTAGCAATAACTGTTTTTGTATATTCACCAGTTGGAGTCTCTTTAGATTCTAATAATTTTAAATTAGAATTGTATATGTCAATTAAAATTTTACTATCTTTGTTTGTCATTTTTATCCTTATTGAAAAATTTTCAATTTTAATGTTAAAAATTTTTTCTATCTATAATTATAAACGATAAAATATAAATTTTATTGAATTTTATTCAATTTATAAAGTTTAACTAAATATTTTTTAATAAAATCCTTAATACTTTGTTGTAAGCCTATTGAAATATGGTATTTATGTTTATGAGAATTTTTTCGACTCTTTTCAAAATTAATTACATGAAATATAAAAAGACTATGTAACAAATCTAATAATTGATCTTCATCAACATAGTCATATATTTTTAAATCTTTAATCAAATAGTTTCTTAATATAGAATAAAATTCTTCTGAATTAAGTTTTTTATTTCTAGGTAATGTAGCAACCCACTGATTTAGTCCCATTGAACAATCTCACTATATTCTATATACTTAGATCTATCAACAGTTACAAAGAATACAGAATCAGTTACTCTATTTATTAACTGTAATTTATTTCGAGAATAAATAGAAATATAATCTTGTTCTGTATTAATTATATAATTAATTAATAACTCATCATTATGATAAATACAAATTAGACATTCATTATCATTTAAAAAAGGCAATTCGACATTTAAACTACCTTCTTCAACTTGTAATAATTTATATAATTTATCAATATAAGTTTCTAGATTTAAATACCTTTTAACTAATAATAATAAGTCTTCAACAGACAAATTAAGTTCTTCGTTATTATACATCACTTATTAATTTTGAAGGATCTGTTAAAAATTGATTCCAAAATGCTCTAATGTGTCGCTGAACAAATGTTAAAACTGGTTTGAATAAAGGTCTTGCTGGTATATGTTCAGTTCCATACTCCAAACATCTTGCTATCTTTAAAACATTAGATCCTTGTTTTCCATTTACTGGCGGGTATCTTAAATTTTGAGGAATACCAACTACATAATTATTTCCTTTTTTAATTACTCTAATTGCAGATAGCATGTAGCCTGTAGCCTCCCAAGGGTGTTCAGGAAGTCCATGTTGCTTTTTAAAATATAACCAGCTAACCGAAAGAGGAGTCCATTTAAAATCATAATATGCTGATCTTATTCTTGTTTTTAACAAGTAAACCATATTATCAGCAATATAACTAGCAAAGTTTTTAAGGACAGTAGACTTTTCTTCATCAGAGAGCTTACCTAAACCAAAAATAGGGTCTCTAATAAAAGCTTCACCAGGACTCCACTTTGAATAAGGATTTAAATTAACAGATATATAAAACCTATTCATTTACTTTTTACCTTTAGCTTGTTTGTTTTGTTGTTCATTTATTTTATCCTGAATTTCTTTAGATTCTCTTTCTGCAATTTTACGAATTTTATCAATATAGTATACTAATGTTGATCTTGCCATACTTAAACAATCTGAATAACTAAAATTAGATTTTGTAACTAGTTCATATATTAAATCTCTTACGAGATTATAATACATTATCCTAGATTTTATCGACTCCTCTGAATCGACACTAGGAACGAAAAAACCCTAAGTCTACATTAATCCTAAATCTAATATTAGATTTACACATTGGATTACTACAAGTAGTTTCTTGAACTAAGTCATAACCAAAGTTAATAGAATCTCTAAAATCTTTTATTAAAGAACTATCTTTACCTCTTAAAGTTTTAACATATGAAAACAATTCTTCTGCATTAAGTTCTTCACCATTAATTTTGCTAATATAAACCATTAGATTATAAAGATAATTTAATTCAGCTTTAGTAAACTTATTAGTTTTAGACTTTAATCTAATTTCTATTTCTTCATTAACTATTTCATAATCCTCATATGTTGGAATAGTTAATAGTAATGTATCATCATTACTTAACTTAATTTCCTTAGGACATTCAAAATCTTCTTCTATTTCCAACATGTTAATTTTACCAAGTTTAACTGTAGTCTTTGTAGACTGATTACATTTATAACAAGTAACTGAAGTATTATAATCTTCGCCATAGGTTAACATTCTTGCATTAAATAAAATATGCTGTCTATCTTCTGAAGTGAGTTTAACTGGATCTATTATTTCTTGAACTAATGATTTAATTAATTTATTTTCAGAATCAGGATCATCCATTCCATATAGTAACATCTCTTGTTCTACAGTAATTTCATTTAGTGTTATCTTTTCCAATTCAGGATAAAGATACTTCGCCGTTGGTAATACTACACTTTTTGTTAATTTTGACATTTAAAAACACCCATCCCTTTTTATTTTATATCATTAGTTATCTTCTTGATTGATTAACTAATTCTTCTGCTTCTTTTTGATTTAAGCCCTTAACATCAGCTTGCTCTTGACCTTGTGCAAATATGAATTTTAAATTTTTACCATTTTTGATCATATCACACCTTGAACAATATTCACATTTTATACATCCAACTAAACCATTACTATCAAAACAATTATTACAATTTATACTATCTCCACAATCTCTACAATTATTAAGATTTTTACCCCAAACGCAATTATTACAATTATTACAATTTTCACACCAATGACAACTATAGCAATTCTTACAGTTTTTACTATTAATACAGTCTTCACAGTCTTTTAATGTTAAATATGCTTTTTCCGCAGATTCTAATGTTTTAAAATTACGTTTTGCATATTTATTATTATTAGGAAAATGCCAATATTGATTATCTTCTTTAACTAAATTACTTTCAATTAATTTCATACATTTATTCTACCTTTAAATATAATTTTCAACTAATGTTCTAATTTCTTTTAAAATACCAATTGTTTTCTTTAATTCCATTTCAAACTTTTTAGTATTTCTATTTCCCATAAAGTTTTCAATTTCTAAACCATCATCAATTAGTTGGTTAACCTCTATTAAAGCATTAAAATAAGCATCTGCTGACTTCTCATATTCATGACCTTCTCTTTCCCAAGCATCTAGTTTCTTTTGCATATCATCTACTGTTAATTCAGTATTGACATTAGCCTGCTTAACTCGATCAATATAATTAGAATTACCAAATGCGTACCTTACATCATCTTCAATTAATTTCATTTTAACCCCTTAACTTTGTATTAAGTCTTCCACATTAAGATATTCTTGATTTTGTTTATACACTCTACTAGCATCTAAACCAATTAGTCCAAAACCATGCTTTAAAGAATGACATCTCTCACAACTAGCACAATCATAACATACTTCACAAAACTTACAATTAATAAGATTTTTACAATTAATACAATTAGAACAATTTCTCATAGTATTAAACAACTCTCGTGCATATTCATAATCATATTCAGCTTTTAAATAAAAAATATTATCACCAAATACATGATAATCATCTCTATCTTCATCTTTCATGACTCCAACTTCATAGCCATCTACTAATCCTTCATTTAACAATTTCATTCTTCTACCCTCTCACCCACTTTATTTAATTTTTCAATTTCACTAGCAAATTGATCTATTGTTATATTTAAATCAATATCACTTCTATAAATTTCTTTTCCTTTTTGATTAATTGAATAATGATCAATAAAATTTGAAAAATCTTTAAATTCTACCTTCACAATAAAGTCATTCAATTTTATTTCAAAATAATAGTTTCCACTATAAATTAAATTTCCATTAATATTATTTACTAATTCTTTTTTATTAACATCATTAATTTCTTTATTAAATTGAAAATACATACTTTTAGCTTCTTTATATGATGTTGGTTTTAATTTCCATATTTCTAATACTATATTTTTAAAATTAGAAATATGATTACTAGGATCAAAGTAATCTTGCAAATAATTGTAAAATTCATCAAATGTAGTTTCTGATGTTATACTAGCAACTGGAATATGGTTACTTAGTATGCCATCGCCATTAATAACCAATTCAGTTTTATTGTTATCAAGATCTTTTTGATACCCTTTAATTGTAAGATTATATTTTTTTAAAAAATTTAAAATCTTAGTTTGTTCCTGTTTAGTTATATATTTTAAATTAGGTATATTTAATCCTAAATCAAATTCATTACCTATAAGGTCTTTTAAAAATTTTGATTTAAAATCTTTACCAACATAATTTTTATTATAATTACTACCCATACCAAGATCATTATGATGATAACTAGTTTCAGGATCATAATCATGATCTGAATATCTATTACCATTAAAATAAATACTATTTCCACGGAGTGAAAAATTAGCAATATTTAAATACTTAAACATACGTTTATCAAAATCAGTTATAGTCAATGCTTCAAATAAATTTTCTTCAATTAGTTTCATAATTAATTATACCTCTAATTACTTCTTAGCAATAATCATTTGACCTTTTCTAGTTACCTGATTAAATATACTGCTGATTTCATCTAAATAAAATTCAGTCTTTTGATTATTTTGATAACTAGAATCTATATCAGTATCTTTTTGTTTTGATACTCTACCTATTCCAGATTTATTACCTTCATAAATATAAAAATATGCAGTACCGTTATCTTTTAATAAGTTATAACAATCTTGAATAACTTGATTAATTCTAATCTCCGATTCTTCAATTACATTTAATACGTTAGAACAAACTACTACATCAGCACCATTCATATCTTTAATGAAATTCAAAACTTTATTATTATGATCACTAGATCTATTATATTTATCATAAACTAATACTAATGTACCATATTGTTTTTCATACTTATCAACTACATTATCAAACTTACCTCCACCATAATCTAAAACTACAGTATCTGGTGTAAAATCTTTATCTATATGTTTATATACTGAAGGTAATTTAGATACATTTATAGATGTATCTTTTGAACTATATCTTTGATCATCTTCATTAAGTGAATAATCTAATAATTTCATATTAACCTCTACGCCTTTGAATTTAAATCAATTAATTCATCGATAGACTTCTCATCAACTTGATCAGTAAGTTCAATTAGTCTATTTCTTTTTTTATTCTTCTTATCAACTACTTCTTCTACAAGAATTGATTCTGATTTCATTTCTTTTATTGAAATCTGATTTAATTTTCTAAAGAGTTTTAATCTATCATCTATTTTATCGACAGTAATACTTTCACCATGTTTTAAATATTTATTATTAATAAATACTCCTGATTTATTAAGGTTTGTAATTTTATAATTAACCATTATTTTCTGCATCCTCTCTCATTTGTTCTTCAATCATTAATGAACTTAAAATTTCTTCATTTTCTTTAATATCAACTTTGATAGCTTTATTAATCGGCATACCATCAACATATAATAGCCTAGCATCTGGAATAATTAAATTTAGTGTATATCGGTATAACTTATTAACTGACTCGAAACTAGCTATATCAGTTGTATTGTCTAATTCAGTGAAATAACAAGGATATAATAACTCTATACCTTTGCCAAAACAAATTCTTATATTAGGATATAAAGATATAAAATAAGCTAATTCTGCAAACATGTCATCTCTATCAATATCTGTATTAGCCCATATATCAATCTGATAAGTTAATTCGCACTTAATTGAAGAAGTCCTAGATTCTTTTAATAATTTTTTATACCGTTGTTTTATATTAGGAATTCTTAATTGTGATTTTGAACTAAACCAATCTATTTCCTGATTAATTCTCCAAATAGATATAGCTGGCAACTGTAATTTTTTGACAGTAGTAGCTCCTGAAATATCTTGCTGTGTTTGAAAATATCTATCATAGAATTGATCAACTGGAGTATAAATAACTCTTGATTCATCAAAAACATTAATAAATTTATCAGTTAAGGCTTTATCGTAGAAATATAACATTGGTGTTAATCGGTAATATAAAATCTATTTATATTAGTCCTTAACTCCTCTCTAATTCTATCAATTTCTTTATTAGCATCATTTCTCATATCAGTAAAATTAATGCTAGTTGGCGAATTAGCTATTTGATATTTACCAGTTACTCTCGCTTGAACTAATTGAGCAAAAGCTACTGCTAGATCTTTCATATGCTTGTAAAATTGATCCTTTTGATTAATATCTTCAACTTCTAATGATACTGGAATATATTCAATAGTTACAATATTTGTTGGAGGGACACAAGTATCTATATAAAGTTTATCGTCATAATATTTCCAACTAACATTTTCATAAAGTGTTCCAAGTAATTGAGCTTGTGCCATATTAGCAAATTGATTATAGAGTCTCTCACGTCTTGATTGAATATATAATTCTGTTACACGTGATATATCTTCAAATCTTGTAACAGCGTTTTCAAATTGATAAGTTGATGACCAAAATTGTGGAATTACAGTTCCACCAAAATTCATATCTAATTGACTACTTCCAAGATTAGATATTGAACTATTCATAGCAAGTCCACCACCTGCCATGACTTTAATAACATCAGTAACATCTGCTACATTATATTTTGTCAAATCAATAACACTGCCAGTAACATCTAATGTAACATATCTAAAAACAGTACACCAAGGATTTATTTCTTCTAAAGCATCATCAATGGCATCATGATATTGTTCATCTGTTAATTCAACATTAAAAGTTGGATCTCCAAGTTTTCTTTTTATATATTCTACCAAATCTTTTCGAGTCATAACAAAAAGACCGCCTATATTACAAATTTACTATCTATAATTATAAACGATCTTATTATTAAAAATTGAAAAATTTTAAATTTATTGTTTTGATTTAATTAAATAAAAATTATTTTCACGAACTAACATATATCCTTTTATTATTTTGGCAGGTAAAAATTCAATAAGTGAATTTTGACTATACTTATAATCATCAATTGAATCATATTCACCTTTAAGTAATTGGTTTAAAAAATCTTTATATTCATCTATCTTTCGACTAAGAATATATACTTTAGCTACGCCACCTTTTAAATCAATAATCTTACCTTGTGCTAGTTGACATAATCCTGAACAGTTTAATACTAACATTAAGTTTCCTTGCTTACTTAACTGATAACATATTGAATGAATTACTACTGATACATTACTATCAAGATTATATGTATTAACACTAACATGGTGATTAAAATTATTTATTTTATCTAGCTCAATTAAAGTATCTAAAAATAATCCATAAATATCTACTTTACTAAATTCAGATACTTTATCAAATTCTTCTTTTGTAGACTTTGAAATATTAGATTCAATATATAATTTTATTAAATTATAATCTAACTTATCAGATTTTAAATTATCAATTATATCTTTTTTATTGAACATTACTTTTTTCAAGTTCTTCTAATAACATACATTGTTCTTTTTCGAGTTGAATTAAATCAATTTCATAGTATTCTGCCAGTATTTGTTTAACCCTATCAGTATTAACACCAATATGTCCTTTACTATCTGCCCACTCAATAAAATCCCATATTATCTGTCTTCCTATTTCAACTGACATTACTTTATCAATCATTGGATATTTGTCTGTTTGGTTATTCATTTTTATTTCCTTTTATTTTATTTAATTTTAACTTACTTTCTTCTTCCTCTAAACATTTATCACATAAACATTCATACTCTTTTTTAATAACATTACAATATTTTGAATCATTAACATTAGCATAAAAACTATGAGCATATTTACTTTTTACATCTTCAATTGACTTGTAATAAATATCATCACACATTTCACTACTTTCGTCTATGCTACATTTATCACATTCAACTATATACATTTTCTTCTCAATTACAGACATAACTCATACTCCTTATTCAATTTAGAGTCTCTACTTTCAATAGCTAATTGTATATCTTTACAGTAATAACACCGACTACAGTTATTACAATCTATACACCTAATACAATCTATACAGTTATAACAGTTTTTACAATTAATACAATCAATACAGCTATAACAGTTTTTTAATCGCTTACTTAATTTTATTGCAAATCTTAAAGTATAATATTTTTTACTAAATTTATTATTGTTACTGAAAATATAATAATCATTATCTTCAGCATAATCAACTTTCCTCATCATCATATGATAATTTTTTAAACCTTTCAATTAATTCATCCAATTGTGAAATATTCCCTATAACTGAATGACATTCGCATTTTATACTTATTAAATTAATTAATTTAATTTCAACATCAATAGCTTCATTACAATATTTACATAATATATCGCACTTATCAATTACTTTATTATAAACATGATCCCATATTTTGTTACTATAACAATTATGACAAAGATGTTCATAATTAGTATTAAGTTCACTATTGGCATCAATAGCACGTCTATAATATGGACTTGATTCTTTGTTTGTATTTTCACTATAAATTTTAGGTTCACTGCTACTAAAATCAAATTCAATTTCAGAACAAATATCACATTTAACTACACAACCATTAAATTTTGTATACAATTATATCACCTTCCAACCATTTCTATTAGCATAATTAGCTAATACTTTTATCATATTAGATACACCACCATAACATGAACTATTAGATATTAAACCTTTTTCAAATTCTCGACATTGAATCCATTTATCTAATTCTTGATCATATCTACAGCAAATATAAGGTAACTTTTTATTATTACGAATATTTACTAACTTATATAAGCCTCCATCTTTGGATTTATAAATTTTATTCATCTAATTACAATCCCATAATTAATTTATAGATATATACACCTGATGCAACTGCTCCAATAAATACTGCTAATCTAAGTGTTAATACTGTTATTATTCCAAGACAACCACCTAAAAGCTTTACTTTTAATTCTTCTTTAGATTTATACATATTATTTTCTCCTTTAAATAATTTTTATAATTTAGTGTATAGTCTTTTTCATAAATGTTACCATTAATGTTGGTTGTTGATCTTTTTCATCAGCCTTTCCTATTGATTTAAAAAAGTATATATATCCGTATTTAGAACAAATTTTTGTAACCCAACTTTCAAATTCCCTTTTAGTAAATTCAAATCTATGATCAAAATGCCTTAAACCTTTATTGTTAATATTATCATAATTTTCATTATAATCTTTATTCGGAGTAGTTAAAATAGCTACCCTAGGATTAATATATCCAAATAATACCTTTTCAAATAAATACAGTTTAAATTCATCAATATGTTCCATTACTTCAATAGCAGTAACGGCATCATAGCCTTTAAATCTTTTATCTTTGTAAAGTATAGAACTCTGAAAGAAGTCTATTTTGTCAAGATCTTTTTTATTAGCCATTTTGTCTGCAATACTTACTGCTTTTAAATGAACATCTATTCCAGCTAATTTAATATTAGGCATTTTATCTCTAATTGCTTCTAATAACTTTCCATTGCTACAGCCAATATCAAGAACTGATTTAGCTTCTATTTTAATTAACTCATTAATTACTGAATTAAATCTTGTAGTGTTTAAAGATTCTTCTTTTTCAGTAACAGCTTTATCAATAGATTCTTCTATTTCATCTACATCTGACTTTAAATGTTCTTGTGCCTTATTAACTAATCCTTTTTTAAATTGTAAATATCTATTTACAATAAAATCTTTTTCAGGATGATCGGATAACCAGCCATCACCAAGTTTTAAAAGTTTATTTAATTCATCTTGATTACTAACATCATAGTGTTTAAACTTATCAAATACTGGAATCAATAATATAATTTGTTTTAATAAGTCTCTTAATACTACATTACCAGATACTGTTAAATTAACATACTTACTATCACCCCATTCAGGAAATTTATTGTCTAATAAAAATGTTTCATAATTAACTTCATAGCCCAATGGTTCAAATACTTTATTTATTCTCTCTTTATCCACTGGACATGGAAACATATGTATTGTTGCTGATAAATTTAATTTAGAGTCTACTAACTCTTGATATTCGTCACCTCTACCTGATATAGCAGTTCCAAATACTTTATTCATAGCAGTTGCTAAGAATGATGAAGCTACATAAGGTCTATCATTAACATAGTCAAATAAACTTTGAGGTTGAACATCTTTACCCTTCTCGCCTTTTGCTAAATCTAACGAATTAATATCTAACAATAATGCAATTGTAGTTTCTTCATCTGATACTTTTGGATAATATACATAAGCACTTCCTGTAGTCAATTTAACACTTTGAGGTCTGTTAGGATTCTTAAAAAGCATATATCCTAAATCTTGTGTATCTTTTCCTTTATAAGTAATTGTTAATAACATTTTCTTTCTCCTTTTATTTTAAAGTCTCGGATCAGTTGATTCAGTTTCTAAAGCTAATACTCCAAAAGCACATTCATGAACTCTATCAAATGACTCCTTATCTACAAATCTTTCTAAACTTTCCATACCTAATGAAAATTCATTTAATGCTAAATCTTGTTTCTTACTTAAAGATCTTTTCTTTAGCCTATTTAAATTCTCTCCTAATAGGTATTCTGCACCATAAATTATTCTAAGATATTCTCTACCTCTACACTTAACTGCAGGTTGAATCATATTTGTATTTTGATCATATGCTATAAAGTCATATGGCTTAACTACCATTCCTTCACCATTTTCAGTAATAGATTTCCACCAATTAATAGCTTCAAAAATATTTTCATCATCACTTATATCTACAAATTTATAATTAGTTTTAATAAATATATTATCTACGCCACAAATATATTTATCAATCATAGACATTTGATAACTATGATCAGTATTGAAATAAGTTTTACCTTCTGTAGCTAAAATGTGAAATGGTGCTATTTTATAATCTTCAATATTATCAACACTCCAACAATAGTTTTGATAACTTTTACTGAATAATGTTTGTGCCTTATATCTATCTTGATAGTCATTTAATAAATTATCAAGATTTACACAGTTATTATTTTCAATCCATGGTTTATTATCAAAGTTATTAATAGCACCTTCAATGGAATTAAGAACTGCATTAATTCCATTTTGTCCTGCACAAGCCGTAGGTGCATATTGTTTCTGTATAAGTCCTTCAGCTTTTCCATTCCAAGGCATTATTTCAACATCAAGGCATACCCAATTAGTATCAAAATCTTTCCAAAAGTTATTTTGAGTTAATACATTATTTAGTCTATTTAAAATCTCTTGTTCTACTTTAGTATCTGTAAAAAATGGATTACCACGTCTTGTATAAATAACACCAATAGAATCATCGTAAATATTAAATCTATTTTTTATAACTTTTTTATCATTAGCTACAATAATTACAGCTCTTGATCCCATATGCTTTTCTTCACATATTACCTTATCTATACCATTAGATTTATAATATTCAAATGCATCCATAGGGTATTCCAAATAATCATCTAATAATGAAGTTTTGCAAGGAGACATTGTCGGAGGTATATAAATTAACCATTTAGGATCTACAGCAAATCTACTTTCCAATTCCAAAGCTCCTGGTATATTACGAGCTTTTATTTTTACATTGCCATATCTTGTTACTATCATATCTTTATTAAATAAATTATCTATATCCAACAAATCTGGATCAGTATTATTAGGATTAAAATCAGGATGCTTACAATAAGTCTCTTTTGCTTTAACTGATGTTACTTCTTTTGAAGGATAACTTATTGCTGACAATTTATTACCAAAACATACTCCTGTATCTATACAATAAGTATTATTAACTATTTCAACTTCTAATTTAGGAGTATGACCAAATACTATCATACTTCTTCCTTTATAATCATTTTGCCATGGATAACAAACTGGTAATCCATTTTCATCTTTAGTTCCATCTACATCACCATACATACAAAACTTATCTATTCTAACACTACTTCTATTGATAAATTCTTCTTTAATGCCAGCATGTGATATAACTAATTTATCATTATCAAATATGTAGTAACCATGTAATTCTGAAAGAAAGTTTTTTACTGCACATTTAAATATATCAGATTCTTCTTCCAATTGTTTTATTGTAATATCTATGCCATTATCAACTTGAATATCAGATCCTTTTAACTTTTTTAAAAGTTTAGCATCATGATTACCAAGAACACAATAACCATCACCTTCACTTACAATATTCATAACGAGTCTCAAAACTTCAATATTCTTATTACCTCTATCACATAGATCACCAACAAATACTAATTTTCTATCTGTCGGAGCATTAACTATAAAATTATTTTTATCAACTTCATAATTTAATTTCTCTAATAGTTCACACAATTCGTTATAACAACCATGAACGTCGCCAATAATATCAAAAGATACATCTTTTATATGTGACAGATCATGCTTAGTTGAATATCTTTCAAATTCTACATTATCAACTTCATCGCCAGTTAATGTATGAATATCTAAAAAACCTTCTTTTTTTACTTGTGATGTTGACATTTTATAGTTTGTATATTGTCTATTAAACTTTTCAGCAGTCATATAAAAATTCTGTCTATTTTTAATTCTATCAATACAAACATTTTTATTTGTATTAAAAACAATTAATGTTACGCCACAATTTTGATGTCTTGCAATATCAAGTATTCGTTTTCTATCGTCTTTTCTCAAATTAGTTGCATCTATAACTGATAACTTGCCTACTTCCAATCTTCTCTCCAATACATAATACAGAGTATTAAAAGCTTTACCTGATACTGTCTGATTATATTTATTATCAGAAATTAATTCTCTGAAATAATCTGATGATAAAATTTCTGATTGTTTAAAGTATTTATTAGCAAATGTTGACTTTCCACTACCAGGAACTCCCATCAACATTACTACTGATATTTTTGGTATTCTAATTATTTTAGTCATTTACTCTCTCCCTTAGCATTATGATGTTATTATTATAACATTAAAAAAGCTAGATGTCAATACTCTATTGTATTTTATCTAGCTTTTTATTTAAGTTAAATTGTTAATTATAAATACATACACTCAATATTATATGCTTTGGCAACTGCTTCTTCAATAACACACCCTCTAGCTTCACTCCATCCACTTATTAAAACTATTAAATCTGCTTCACCTAATAGTAAGATACTCTTACCAAGAAATTGAACGGCATTACCATTATAATCTCCAAAAAATGAATCTAATATTTCAATATTATCATTAGGATAACTAGACTTAACTTTTTTTATTGCTTTATTCCGTTCACTTAGAATTTCATCATCCGACTTACTAGCCATTGGTTGTGATATAAATACTTTTTTATTCATTTTCACTTAATTATCAAGCTCCTTTATCATTTTCTGTAAATCTTCAACACTCTTATTACCAAGCTCTGAAAGCTGTTTATTAGCAAGGATTGCTTCAATCTCTCTAATTTTAGCTTTATTTTCACGTCTAATTCTAAATTCTTCAGCCTCTTTAAGTTTTACTTCAACAATATGTTTTATAATTTCAACTGTTAAATCAGTTTTATCACCAACACTTTCTTTATTCAAAAGTGAAAACTCTTTACTTGATTTAGATTTCTTCATATTCTCACTATAGAGTCTATCAAGTTCTTCTAAACTCAAATCCCATAAATCATTAACTGTTAATGTCCCTCTCGTAGTTATCACCATTAATTTTGTTTTAGTAGCTTTTTCAAAAATATTCATTTTATTCTTTCTCCTTTTTATTATTTACTTTCTTTTTACCAAATGTGCAACCATCTTTTTTAAGATCAATAATGAAACTATAAAATTCGTCTTGATATTTTAGTAATTCACAATATGACCACCCAGTTGATCCACAACTTTCAGGAATCTTATAATTACAATACTCACAGTTTATACACTTAATCATTATAATCTCCTAAAATTTCACATTATAAACTTGTTTAGTATTATCTTTGGTTACTCGCAATATTACATCGTTCTTTTGAGTTGATGAAAAGCCGAAACCTGTTAACTGTTCATCTGATTTTTCAACTTTAAATGTGCTACCTAAAGTTTCAAATACTTTTCTATGTGGAATCAATTCAGGCTTTAGATATTCATTGAAAAATCCATTACATCTTTCTTCATTTTTCATTTTATCTACAAAGAAAAATGTATGTCTATTACCAGTTCCAACTTCACCATCCCAATAGTTAGGAGACTTCATTATAACATTTACTTTCTCAAAATCTCCAACTCTTACATTCCACAAATCATTATTAAAATGCTCTAACTTAGGATCTATTTCAAACTCTCCATCTTTAAATGTTACATTTGCTACTGCTATATTGCCACCATCACCAATTGACTTATTAAATCTAAAACTATAAATTTTATTTTCAAATTCTACTTCAGCATAAAAGCCATTTTCATCACCTTGTCTTTCACAATAGTTATTAACATAAAATTCAATTTTATCACCATTGTAAAATTTACTTATATCAGTAAATATAATATTTTCAACAGCGGCTTTTTGAGTTGGATTCATAATATCAACATCAAGTGTTACTGAATAATCCCTGCTGCATCTATCTGCATAGTAAATGTGTTGGTTACAATGTTTACCACGTATTTGACAATGAGCATCATAGTCGCATTTATTATCATCTTTTTCATTCCATCGAATTGAAAATCTTAATACACCATTAACATTACCACCAGCTTCTATAACTTGATCTTTTAATGAATCAGTTACATTACCTTTATATACCCAAGAGAAATTATTATTCCATGCCAATAAAGATTTAGCAGTCTTATCTTTAGGTGCTATCAATGATACCAAATTACAGGCTTTACTGCTATCGATAAACATATCTACAGATTCAGAATTAGGAAGAATATCACTTAAAAACTTATCTATAAAAATTTCATTACATCTAGGAAAATCTTTAACACTGTTAGATGATTTATTTGATTTCAAACCTTTAAATATATCATTAGTTTCAACAATTTTTCTATCAACAAATAATATATTACTTACTGAAATATCATTGATGTTAGCGAATCTTCTTTCTAATGAATTTTCTAAAGCTAATTCAATAACTTTATCTTTTGCTTGTTTGATCATAGAATCAGTTATTAATGCTTTCGATCTTTTGTAATTCTGTGGAGCTACTTTAAGCTCAAATGACTTAACAGCTTCTTCTAAACCTCTACCTTCAGATAAGTCTACAAGTAGTGTTCCAATTGCAGAGTTTTTAATCAACCTTAAACTAGATGATATATCTGCAGAGGTTTCTAATGCAAACAATTCTTTTACATTATTAGGTGTATCAATATATCCTGCTTTATATCTTGAAAATATATTTAACAACTCATTATACTGTTCACCTCTGTAAAGGTTATTAGAGTCAATAAGCTCTAATACTGTATTCACCGATTCAAGCGTAATAGTATTTAAGCCATTTTTCCAACAATCAGTTTCTGAATTAAATTTCCCTATTAATTCAGATCTTTGCCTACCATCTGTATATAACTTATTAAACTTAACATTTGCATAAAAATGATTATATGAAGTCACAGCTCCTAATTCATCATGACTATGTGTAACTTTTGCTCCAAATTTATTAATATCAGGAAAATACTTTCTTTCAATATTAAATGAGAGAATATACTCTTTCATTTTAGCAAATGCTTTAACAAAATCAGATTCACTAGGAATCATATCAAATACAGTTTCAATTTTTTCACTTTTAATTTTAACTACTCTACCCATTTGATAAATAGCATTTCTACAACAATTGCAATCCCATCTACGCCTAACTTTATAAATATGATTTATTTCTTCAGGTATATTGTCTAAGAACAAATCATATAACTTATCCTTATCACAATTAACTATAAATAACTGGCTCTCATCTTGAACTAACTCATTAAACTTACTATTTACTTCATCATAAATTTTCTCTCTACCCATTTTTCTCTCCTTATAGTTTTAAAGACTACTCTGTCTTATATTACTTAATGTTATAATAATAACATAATAATGATTAATTGTCAATATTTTACTTAAAATTTTATTAAACTCTTTAATCCATTTACCATATCATCAGATAAATCTTTAGGAAAATTCCAAATTATATTTACATCATCTAATTTAGGATTTATCATAAATACATTTGACTTGTTAATTAAATCACTACAGCTATAACAATCATAACAATTTTTACAATTGTATAAATCTAAAGAATTGTTACAGTTAATACAATTTATGCCATAACTTAAATCATTACAATCTCTACAATTCTCGCTCCAGTTACAATTGTAACAGTTTGAGCAATTTATACAATCAATACACCTTTACAGTTACTGCCTCAATAAGATTTTCAATATAAGCATCAATAAATTCATGTATCATTCTTTTTCTCCTTTTTATAACCCTTAATTCTTTCTGGAAATACATAATCTTTTGATATATGTTTCCAATTTAATCTTATTCTAATATTTTGAACTATATGGTTTTTAACATTAAGTTCTTTTACAATTTCTGCATTAGTTTTATACTCGCTTAATAATTTACAAATATTATGAATCAAATCAATATTTGTAATCCTAGGACTTATTTTATGATCATACTTCCTAAAGTTCGGAATTTTATATTGAGAGGCTATATGATAATAAACTCCACGTCTAGTAATAGCTCCTGGTAAGTATCTAGGTATATTTAATTTTTCTGAAATATATCCATAACTATATTCCTGTTCTAACATTTTACAAATTTTATGAATATGATTATCAGATTGTCTTGTATATACTTTAGGTAAACTTAACTCATGATAACGTTCAATTTCTGAATGTGTTATCCACTGTAAATTACTAGGTTGAATATTAAATACATTTTCATCAATAAATTTAACATATTTTTTATTTACAGAATCATCATTAGGCACGAAGTATTCAGCTACTAAACAGTGTGCTACTTTATAATAATCTTCACCAAATAACATTAAATGGTATTTTATATGATTATGTTTAGTTCTATTGCCTGTCAAACATTTATCTGTTAATTTATTTTTAACAGCACCAAAATTACTTACTTGATAATTTGATAAATGTCCATTTAAATAAATATCTTTCCAAACTTCATTCATATTTATTTTTCCTTATAAATTATATCATCAAATATAATAGGAATTTTTTCTTGTAATTCTTTTAATAAAGGTCTTGTTAATATTAATAAGTCTGGATCTACATCTAACTGTGTTCTTAATTCTAAAAAATATCTCCAATTACGTAAATTACCTGTCATAACTAATGTAGTTGCTGTACTATTAGGTAATACTTTTCTAGCCTGTTGTGGCGTATGTCCAGTTTCTATCATTTTAAAATAATCATACTCTGCAGATCCTATAGTATGTTTCCAATCATTATCTGTTTGTTCTGTTAACCATTTTGGATATATAAATTCTAATTCATTACCTTCCTTTGAATAATTACAATATCTTTGTGACATTTGTAAAAATGAAAAAAGTCTATGTCTTACAATTTGATGTGATATGGCTCTATCGCATTTAAACTCTACTGATAATAAATAATGTTCTAATGCTCCAAAATGTTTTCTTTTTATTAGTCCTGATACGAAGCTTTTGTAACTATCTTCAGTTATCTTGTTTTGTGAATTATAACAAATTCTTGTAAGATATTCTAAATGTTTCAGTGTTTGAACCCCGTCTATTGGTGTTATAATTTTATAACTAGCATCTATAAATTTCATTTATTTTCTCCTTTTATTTAATTTTTCACTCTCATTACCACATTACTCCAACCTGTAAATATTGATGGATCTACGTGCTGTTCTATGTAATCTCTATTCTGTGTAAATATAGGAATATTTTCATCAATAATCCATCGAGTTCTATTAGCATTACCTTTATCAGTTTCTATATAGTAAGTTTCTTTAATACAACATGATCCACGTTTTTGATCAATCGGAAAGTCATTAAAGTTTAATTTCATTTCTTGCCATAACATTTCTTGTATCTCATCACAACTCTTTTTAAATAATTGCTTATTAGAAAAGTTTGCAGCTCCTATTGATAGGATAGCATTTCGAGTTGCATCATTCTGTCTCCAAATAAAATAATTAGTCACTTCTTCTTTTGGTAATACAAATACTCGACTATCAAATAATGCCATATCTAATTTTCTTTCATATCGTAAAGAATTAGCTTCAGCACTCATATCAGGTTCTCTTACGTATGATTCACCACAATCAATACGGTATCTAAAACTTCTATTAAATTCTAAAGTTGCTATACTAGCAGATATTGATACTACCTTTTGTAAGTTTTTATCAAACCATGCTTGAGATTCTAAAGCATCATAATCAGTAATTAATAAAGATATTTCATCAGATTGAACATACGCTAATTTACACCCTTGAATAGATTCGCATAATTTGATAACTGTATCTTTCATACAGTTCATAAATAAGTAATCGAATGGTCTATTAAATCCTTTAGTAAAACTATGAAATGTTTTACCATCAATACGTATAATCATAGGCATACGTCTAGTTAGATATATACGACTTATATTTTCGTAACCTTTCATTCTATCACCTAATGAATCTTTTTTCATATTTACACCTCAATAAATACTATAATAATCTCTTTCATCACCAACTAATTCATTACAATCTTTTAAATTAGTAACATATTTACATCTATTACAATTAGATAATTTATTACAATTATTACAATCATTACATTTATCACAATCAAATATATATTCAGAGTCTTTGCAATTTTCACAATTAGTAAGATTTTTACAATTACTACAGTTATTACAATCATTGCAACAAATACAATTTTTACAATTTCGACAGTTATAACACTCAATACAATCTGTGCAATTTTTACAATTAACTAATGTTCCATATGCACTCTTAGCCTGTTCCATATTAAATTGTATTTTGGTATATCTAATATCATTAGGAAATATCCAATACAAATCATTTTCCCTTATCATTTATTTTGAATACCTCTAAAAGTATTATGACTAATAACATACATAACTACATATATAGCTGAAAGAATTGTTAGTCTTAATATTGTTTGACCCATTGTTAGTTTATTTATTTCCAATGAAGACGATAAACCTAATGATATTATTGCAAATATTATTGTAATTACAATCCACTGATTACAAATAAATCTTTGTATAGATTGGATGTTTTTATTTATTGATCTTCTAACTTTTTTATTCATTATTGTTATTCCTTCCTTTTGATGTTATAATAATAACATAATAAAAGTTAAATGTCAATAGGTTTAAATCTATCAATATCTTGTTTTTGAGATTCTTCATATCTCTTATCTAAATTATATGCCCAATTAATAGCTTTCTGCTGTGATATTGCTACAGAAATACAAAGTCTTTCTATTTTCTCTCTCATAAAATCTAAATCTTGATTTGTTATTTACCCTCCTGTGCCTAAAGCATAGATTGATCTTTCCTCTATTCCACCTATATTAAAATGCAATGCTACAATATCAAAATAATACCCTCCATTATAAAGAGACATATGCTCTTGTAACCTAATAGGTTCAAGTCTAAGTCTCTCACCCCTTCTAGCTGACATAAAATACAAACAACATGGTGTTATGGTTATAGCTATAACCAATTCATTTATATTTTTATACAAATAACATAAAGCAGATTCAGATATTTCAGGTATACAATTTAAATTTTGACACTCTTTTAAATCTTTTATATCATTATAATTAATACAATTTAAATCTTGTTTTAATTTAATATAAACTTCTCGTTCTATTCCAATTACAGGTCTTTCTAACTGGCTAAAATAACTATCAGAACGACATGCTACATTTCTAGCTTCATTAAAACTCATAAGCCCTTCAGATGTAAGATCTGATAAAGCATCATAGTAAACTGTTTTTAACTCTATTGACTTAGGTTCTTTTATCATTTTATCTCCTATCAAATATTTTTAAAACTGAATAATATATTAAATCTGTAATCTTTAGCAATTGATCTAAACATGTCTAATGTTTTACAATGTTGAGTATAATTAGGATAATTGTAATTATTAATTCGTGAAGTTAGCTTTTGATTAATAACTACTATATCAATTTTTTCATTTAATTTATCTTGATTATATGTTATAAGTTTCACTAAATCATCATTTGATATTTTATTAGTAGTCTTGATAATTAAATTATTTAAATACCGTTCTTTACTTATTGATTCAATATCAATTTCATACTCACCATTATTTTGAATAGCATTTAAAGATCTTAATATAAACTTTTTACGTAAGTCAATTTCATCTATAATTTTATTACTAATATTAACAAATAATATTTTATCTGTTGGTAGTAAACTTAATACAGTATCTATAATATCTGTTTTATCAATTTTAAATTCAATCATTATTATTATCTCCTAAAAACTTATACTAATTTCTAAATCAGGATCATCTTCTCTACTTATTATAATTAAACCAAGATGTGGATAATATATTACTACGAAAATCATATTGTTATCTCTATTGCTTATTTCAAATTCATTATAATAATTGTTATCATGTTCATTATAATCATCTTCCAATTCAGAAACGCTGTGACCTATTTCATTACACTCTTTAATAATCTTATTAGCACTATAATTATCTAATCTTAAATAACTACATCTATCCATTAATAAATTAATTTTATTATCATCAATTTTTGCTGTACTATACATTTTATTCTCCTTTTAGTTTTATAGACTTTACTCTGTCTTTATGTTATAATAATAACATAATAAATATAAACTGTCAATACTTCTATTAAAAAATAATTCAATTTTAACTAATCTCACAATGGCTAAAAAGGCATAAAACTTGAAAATTATTCAATTATTTTTTTTTATTCTTAAATACTGACTTCTCAATCATTCCACTAATAATAGTATTTAATTTTTCTTCACCACCAATAATATTATTTAACATACCATCACTGGACATAAGACTCTTTGGAAGACTCTTATTTATCATATCCTTTGCTGATTCATTTAATTTCTTGATTTCATCTTCAGCTAACTTTAAAGTATCTGTATGTGCTTGTTTTAGTTCTTGTGCAAGCTCCATATTCTTAATTACCGCCATATCTGCCACTATTTCAATTTGCTGAATTAATCCAGTATTTAAAGATTGTTTTAATTTCAGCATTTCAGTTTCTAGTTTTTTCATACTAGTCTCATCAACTTTATCTGAACGTTTTATAAACATAAAACAGGTTATCCCAACAATAATTACTATTATTAAACCATACAAATTCCATTCCATTTTATTTATCATCCTTTTTATTTTTTAAATCTAGTATTAATCCCCAAATAGCTATAACTATTACAATTATAGCTATTATAATTGCACCACCCACTATTATAATTTTATCATCACTCCATGCAATCATTTATTTGTTCCTTTAAGTTTTCGTTTCTTAATTTGATAATCAGTAATTTCACTTACTACTGCCCCAACTTATAATTATAACAAATCCTGAATAAACTGTATTTGTAAGTATAAGGTTTAATATGTTACTCATTTTATATTTTACCTTTCAAAGTATATCTAGGCATAACAATGTTCTTTTATTAGCTGACTTACTATTCTTTTTAATCTATAATTTACATACTGCTTTACTAATTCTAAATTATTGAAATCAGACTCACTAGGCTTATTAGGATATTTATAATTTTTTAATAAAATATGATTAAGATCACCAACTCTATTATTAGCAATCCAGACTCCAATACTTTTTAGCTTATTCTTTTCAGTAACTATATTAACTATATCAATTAGACTTCGTGTAAGTTTATCATGAAAACAATATGACATAATATCAGTATTTCTGATGCTATTATACTTATGTATTATTAATGGATAATTACATAATATATTTTTTATTTTATTATATAATAATCTTAATTCACTATTATAACTCTTTCGAGTTCTAAATATCTTTATCTTAGTTTTAAATTTCACTATTCTCTCCAAAAAACTTATTTATTAATTTATATTTTAAAGTATCTCTATTTACTTTTAAATAATCATACTTTGCTCTTAATGCTCTAAATGATCTATCATTGGAATTTCTTTACTCTGTTTTTCTCTAACATCAATTGCTGATCTAAGTATAGTGTATGATATATAATTATCATTTAATTCAACTGATAATAAATTTAATTCATTAGGAATTTTAACATATGGAAAATATGTATTACTCATCCCATATCTACCAACATCAGTTTTAAGTATTATTTCATCATATTTACTTTTTAATAGTGTTTCGCCATCTTCAATATTCAATTCAAACAATACATTATCTTCATGATCAATAATAATATTTTTAATTTTAAAAATAAGTTCTATATCATTATCACAAATTACAGTATCAATTTCTGCATTTAATATAATCTCTATACATCTTTACCCTCCAATTTATTCTCCCTTAATTCACATAAGTGATCCAATACTTCAATTCTATAAGTTTCAAGCCACCAAGCCTGAAATTCTTTGGCTCTTAATACTTCAATACCATCAGTATGTTCCCAATTTTCAAAACACTTAATAGTATAATCACATATTTCGTCATTCTCAATACATAATGCAGATATGGCTATCATTTGACCTATCGGATATATTATGCTATATGTTTTATGTGATAATATGTGAAGTATACCTATTATTATATTATTAGAACCATACCATTCCTTAGTAAATTCATCTGTAAATAATTTTGATAATATTAACATTGATTGAATACTATCTTCTCTATAACAGTCATCAAAATATTGCTCTGACTTGCCTACTATTCCATTTTCAAATGTTTCATTTTCTAATAGCACTTTTAGTATATTAGAAAATCTTTCAAAATTTGCATTTAAAAGATTCATATTAAAATTAGTCTCCTTATTTAAGTTTTATCAGGTTTATCATAAAATATAAATCCAGCTTTTGTAAATTTACAATTATCACCGTAAGAGTCTATAAATTTTTGACCTAATATATTATAATCAATACAATCTCTAAACTTCACAGGCATACGACTTATATCAATATAACCCCAATTAACTAGATCTTTACCAACTGTATCAAGTGTTGAATGATCTATAAAATGAAATTGATCTACATGATTTTCTAGCTGATATACTAAATGATCTAAATCAGCTCCTACTTTCATTTGTTTCAATAAATCTATTATTGAAATTATTTTACCATCATCATTTACATCTGTTATTAATTGAGCTAACTTATTTACAAGAAATACATCATGCCTATAATCTACTTTAAATCCATAACTATTTTTATAGTCATCTATAGTTATATCCATTACCATTGTCATATTTTCGACTTCTGATTTCTTTAAATCATATCTTTCACAATACCTATCTGACATAAGTTTATAACCTTTATTAATTATATCTTCAAGTTCAGATTCAATTACAGGTAAATAAATCCACTCTGACCAACACATACTAGATTCTTCAGTTTCTTGTATACTCCAAAGTAACTCAATTGCAAATTCAATACCTCTACCATCTTTAGCTTTAACTTGTTGACTATTATTAATATGATAATTAGATATTAAATCAAATGGAGGAAATTTGTATAAATACAAATCTAATGCTTCATTACATGGATCATTAATATCAATATATTTAAGCCTATCTAAAAATCGTGATTCTGGTATTCTTCTATATACTCCTGCTAATCTTAATACTTTAGATAACTTATCAAAATACATGTAACATTCACGATTAAATGATATATTTTTAAAAGTCAATTTTATAGTAGCTATTATAAAATATGGAATATGTGAATTATTAACTGGAGTTACTTCGCTTTTAACTAACTCAACTTCATAATGTTCACGTTTTATCGAATTATAAGTACTCATTTTAGTTTACCTACAGGTTTATCCCACTCTACAATATCATATAATATCCTCACGTAAATATCTATCATATCAATATAATTTGAATATTCTAGTTTATGATTGTTATTACATACATAATCATAAAATAAAGATAATAATTCTTTAAAGTCATTCTTCACGTTATCTTCATTCCATTTATAGATCGAGATACACCTATCAGTATTAGTAACTGTATATGCTAATCTTATTCCAAGTATATCGTCATTAGACAATTCATTCTCACTTATACTTTGAATCTGCTCATCTGTCATGTATTTAAATAATCTAGATCTAAAATAATTCCACTCACTTTTATTTTTATATTCACTTATTACTCGTTCTAATGTTTTCATATTTTTATCTCCTTAGTGATTATCATTATCTGTAGTTAACATATATGGTTCATTTATAAATTTTGATACAGCATCTCTAAACTCACTATCAGTTATCTCATTACAATATTTTCCATTAAAAAATTCGTAATTAAATACATCAATACTTTGATGATCGATATAACCGTAGCCATAACACCCACCATCATCACAAAATTCTGCATTAGGGTACTCCTCCTGTAATAAAATCATAAATCTTGATTCTAAAAATCTATCATGATAATCTTCTTTTGTTTCATTTTCTTTTAAATCGCTACAATCTGCACCATACCAGCTTGCTACTAAAGTATATATGTAAGATAATTTTTCATCAGGAGTTATGTATGTTTCCTGCTCCCAACTATATTCACTACAATATATCTCACCTGAAATATCAGTTTTATTTGTATCACCACTTAGTAATGATATAGTATGTGCAGATGATGAATTGGTTTCAAATACTCCTCGTCTAATTACCTCTTTATAATTTTTCATTTTTAATTCTCCTTCTATTTTAGTTTTCTCACTCACTAGATAGTTACATAAATTTTAAATTTAAGTTCTTCTTATTCCTCTGAATTCCTTATTTAAATCATTCCATTCTACTATACTTTCTACTAATTTATTAAATAACTCAAACTCATTACAATCTTTTAAATCTTTAGGTCTACATTTATCACAGTTTAAGTGAATTGCAGCTTGTATCTCTATCCATAGATTATCAATTGGAACGTTACTAATACCATACTTAATCCAATAATAATTATCCATTGCATCTTTATTACACCTATTGCATATATGATTATATTTCTCTCGACCTGAATACTTCTTTGCATTATCTTCATATTTCTCAATATCTACTAAATTTAATTGATAGCTATTTTTACAAAAATCACAAGTAACTACATCAAGTTCTTTTTTCTCAATCATAAATATTATCTTCCTTTGATATTAATTTAAATATTTCATTAATAGTATCATCAGGTTTTATATCATATCTAAAATTACTAATATGACTCGATGATATTGAAGCATAATTCTTGACAGCATCTATGTAAATAGAATATTCACCATCATCTCCCATATAATATTTATTCCATATTTCCTCACTTACTTTAGATTTAATATCTAATTGTTCTAATGCTAAATTATCGAAACTCACAACTTTAAAGTGAGTCATAATTTTATTATAATTGTATTCTATATACTTATCTGATTCAAAAAATTCTTTACTTCTACCACAATCTTTCTTAAATCCTAAAATAAGTAACTTGAAATCACTAGATATATCTAAAAGATCATCTGGATTATGGACTCCTACTATAGCATGAAATACTATATCAGATTTTAATCTATATTTTTTATTATTTATAATTTTATATACTGAAAATAGTCTGCTATAGTTAAAACTTGTTTTCTTATCTTGTAATGGATTAGGATCTAAAGATATACCTAAACCTTTAATTAAATCTCTTGAGTACCAATCTATAACTTTACCAACACATTCTAAATCACGAATATCTTTTTCATTAACTGTAATAGATGCTACTATATTTCTATATTTTAAATACTCTAAGAGTAATTCTGTAGTTGGATTTTCAAATATTGAACCGCCACCAATCGCTACTTCTGTACCTGAATATATTGATCTGATATAATAAGGTATTTTGCTAAAGTCTACATACTTTCCATCAGGCTTACTATCTGTATAGCAAAATGGACAATTATGATTACACCTATCAGATATTTTTAAATCAATCATTTCAGGGAATTCTAATACAGGTTTTTCATCTATAGGTATTCTTCTTATCTTAGTACCATCACGTAAAATAATTACTTCAGTATTTCCATTTTTATAACTAGATAAAATTTCATTATTATATATTACTGTTTCCACTTTTACCCTCTTTCTTAATGTTCTAATGTTACCCATCTATAACGTGTTATTTCCTCTAAACAATTTATCTTACATATTGAATCTAATTTCTTTTCATATATATTAAATTTACATGTATAGTCGATTAATTTATTTATCTTAATTCCTAATTTTCCATCATTAAAATTATTTATATCAAAATCTAAAAACAGATCCATATCATAAGCTAATCTTAATATTTCATCTCTTAATGAATATAATAACTCATTATCTAATGAGTTATACTTATAATTATCAGTAATCTCAAATGTCTTACTACAAAACTCATTGGATCTTCCTAATTTAATTTTATAATCTAAAATTGTATGACCATACTTTTTAAAATGATTATCTTTTAACTTATCCATATTACTCACTCACTTTAACTACATCAGATTGTTGATAATCCATTTCAGGTTCTTCTTTTAATTTTAAATCTACTTGAAATCCATCTTTCCAATAAGTTTCTACTATATACATTTTACTCTCCCTAAAAGTTATGTATTTAAACTTTATTATCTCTATCTCTTATTAATCTTTCATTTTGTAATATTTTAATACTATCTTCAATCTTTTTTATACATATATTCATATCATCAATATATGTTTTATTATTAATACGATTTAGTATATAATATATCCCAATATTAAGTATTACTATAAAAACTACTTGTAACCAGTCCATATTATTTTACCTCCTTAAAAGTTATATATTTCAACTGTATGACTATCTCCATAATCATTTACTGATATTTTCATATAATTTTTATTAGGATAATACCTTATATAAAATTTTACTATTTCGGAAGCACCTTTACCCATCTCAAATCCATCACTAAAATTATCATCATATTCATTTTTATTAATTTTAAGATTCTCATCTACATCTTTACAAAAATTAACTACTCGAATAACCTGTTCTGTATTCATTAATTTAACTTCTTTTATAAGTCTTTCAATCCTAATATCATCTAATGTTTTATTATTTATATCACCATTAACACTTTCAACTTTAACATCTTCACTTACAGATTCTTTACTTTCAAATAAATTTTTAATGAATACATCTGCATTAAACTTTTCCTCATTTTTCTTATAAACCATAATATTATATTTAAATATTGCAGGTATTTTTACTACTTTATTATTTGAATAAGTATACTTAATAATAAATTCTTCAGAGTCAAACCATGCTATACTAGTATTATTTAATTTATCTTTTATTTTAGATAAGTCAATAATAACTCTATCTACAACATGTCTACTATCTTTATCAATATTATATATACTAACATATTCATTTTTACTACATAATACATAAGTAGTAGTACCTTCTACTAAAGCAACATCAAATATATTATCATACGTTCTAAGATTATTTAATTTATAGTCAATTGTAATTTGATGATTTTCTTTATCTGTTTCGTCTATACCATTTACTATATGCTCCATATCAGCTATTAAATCAATTTTAATCTCTTTCATTTTATTATTCTCCTCTTAAATTATTTAAAAATCTAGCTACTGCATTTTCCAATTCATACTTATGTGATTTATTAATAAATCTAAAAGTAAAATACACAGGAACTTTATTTTCAGGCTTGTCTACATCAGATATATTAAAGTTTTTATCAACTGTTACTTGATATAATACATCTCCACCATATTTAAAGTTTTTAATAATATCATCCAATTTAAAATAAAGCTCTCTATCCCAAGCACTTAGCTCAATCATTGCTTGATATTCCCATGCTATAGCTAAATTAAATCTGGAATATCCATCATAGCATAAATCAAATATACCATTAGGATTAGTAATTTGATCAATCTTCATTTTATAATCTGAATAATGCTCTCCATTTTCATATTGTTCAACATGAACTAGTATATCAATTACAATTTCTTTTTTCATTTTATTTTTCCTTTAGTTTTACAGACTTTACTCTGTCTTTATGTTATTATTATAACATTAAAAAAGCTATAAGTCAATACCTTATAGCTTTTTATTTTAAA